CGCTTACGGCGAAACCCCGCAGGGCGGGACGACTGAGGCTCCTGTGGCGCTCACAGGGGTGGATTCGGTGCAGGTGTGTGGAAATAACTTATTTGTAAACAAAGCCACTGAGGGAACAACTCATAATGGTGTTACCTTTACTTTAAATTCTGATAAAAGTATTACTGTTAATGGAACAAACACATCATCGTCTAGATCGGCGGTTTATCATACGAGCGTCGGCATTATTAATACAGATATTGCTCCCGGCACCTATATTATATCTGGTGGAAGTGCACCGGTGGTTGTTGAAGTAGTTATATATAAAGCAAACGGAGAAACAAAATATTTTAGCTCTAGTTTAAGTTCCACGGTATTCAATATTGAAGACGGCGATATATTAAAACAAAGTTATGTTTTAGTAAGAGCTGGACAAACCGCTGACAATGTTACCGTCTATCCCATGTTAAACGTGGGTTCAACCGCATTGCCATATGAACCATATAACGGTAGTATAACACAATTGCCCATACCTCGTGAGTTACATAGAATTGGCGATGCTACTGATAAGTGTATCACACGAGTTAAAAGTATTTATGATAGTAAAGTTACTCTTAACGGTAATGCTAGCGAAAATTGGATGTTGTCAAACGGAGTATTCTATTATAAATATGCCTTTATAAATAACGCCCTTAGAGCGGGAGCGTGTGATAGATATAATTTTATTATAGGGAATAATGGAGTTACTGATATTAAAACCGATAAAACATTTGGCTTTTATACAGGTGATCCGTCAAGAATTATGGTTCGAGACAACAGTTATGATACGGTTGAAGAATTTAAGTCTTATTTGGCGTCGAATCCCCTCACCATCTACTATCAGTCTACCGCCTACGACGGCACAAACGGGCTGGACGTGTGCTTGACGGAGTACCAGACGGGCTTTGTGGAGCCGGATGGTGAAACTCTTGCTTTTACTGCGAGAGAAAGTGATAATTTTTGGAACCTGCCACAGTACTCTGCGCCTGGTATTGCAAGCGTCCCCCATATAATAAGCTCACATTTCCCGTCAAATGTATTCGAATCCAATGTAAAGTACTCTTTCATTTTTTCAACTAAAACAAAAATGGAACCTTACTTTGACACAATAGAAGCCCTTAACGCTTACCTCACCGCCCAAAAATCCGCAGGCACACCCGTCCAAATAGCCTACCAGCTCGCTACGCCAGAAGTGTACGCTACGGACCCTGTTGACTTCGACAACACAGCCGGTCCGCTCACTGTTGTAACAGGCGGCCAAGTTGAAGTCAAAATGACAGATTTTGTAACCGATAGAACACCAGCATTTCTCAATAAACTTGACAAAACTGGTGATGGTTCTGACGTTACTGTTACTTTCACAGAGGCTGCTACCGATACCGACATAGCTTCTGGCGATAAATTGTCTATTTTATTTGGCAAAATACTCAAACGATTCTCCACTATTACCTCTAAGTTTACAACGGTAGATAATAGTATTACACAAATAGAAAGCGATATTTCTGATATAACCGATGGCACTACTGTTGTAGCGCAAGCCAACAAGGTAACTAACGCTCTGGTTATTATGAGCAATAGTGGAACTGCCCTCGTAAACTATGACGGAAGTGCCACGGCAAATATGACACTTAGTCCATCCAATGTAGGTGCCGAACCAGCATTCACCAAAAATACAGCATTCAATAAAAACTTTGGTAGTTCTGCTGGCACGGTATGTCAAGGCAACGATTCCAGACTATCTAATGCTCGTCGTTCATCTAATATTAGTATGAGTTTGTCTGGAACAAACCTTAGTATTAGTTATAGTTAAGGATGTGTTATTATGGCTTTAAGTTTTAATGGCACAAATGTACCAGTAAGCGGGAACGTAACCTATAATGGAATTGGTTGTAGCACTGTGACATACAATGGAACTCAAGTTTGGAAACGGGCACCAGAATGGTTGTATAACAGCGGAAATCAATATACTGAATTTACTGGTGGTTGGAATGCTCAAGCTGCCTATTATTTAGGTGGCTCTGCTGGTACAAACTATTACAGAAACCAAACTGCGTCTACTCCGGCATTCAACGCATCAAATATTTCAGTAACGTGTACTGGCAATTATCTTGGTGGTGGTAGTGTTATTACCAACTGGAAAGTTGATTTATCGGCAATTTCATCATTGACCGCAAGTATTAATGTTTTTGACCAATACGAAACGTATTCGTATTTCTATATACATATACTTAATTCATGGCCAACGATAAATGCTGATAATACAAGCGTAGCGGCAACTTATGTAACTGGTGTTTCGAAGACAACCAGCGTAACTCTAAATACTTCGGGACTTAGTGGAGGTTACTATGTATTGATGGGTTTTTCAAATAATAACTCTCGTAGTTTCACTGGTTATATTTATAGTCTAAAGTGTAATTTCTAATATATGATACGGAGTATAAGATATGAAGCTAAATAAAATCGCTGGGTTAGTTGCCCCCCCCCTATAAAAGCTGACACGACGGGAGGGATATAAATGGCATTATCATTTAATGGCACAAATATCCCTTCTTCTGGCAATGTTATATTTAATGGAACATATTGCAAAACTGTGTCATGTAACAACGTTGAGGTTTGGAAGAAAGAGTACACTGTATATCCCGGCGCTCCTGTTGCCAATACACAGAACCTTGGATACGCCGCATACTTTACGGTTACAAACAGCGGTACAGATATCAAGGTTGACGCATTCGGAGGCACTGAACGCGGATATGGCCGTGTAATGCTCGGTGGATTTAGCACAATAGGTTATTCACAAATATATTTTGCCAATCTCCGGGCATTTATCACAAATAGCTTTTCACATATCAAGGTGGCATTGAGTGATATAAACGGGAATGTTGTTCAACAACTTATTTATTCCGAAGTAAACGGATTCGACGCAACATATACCGCAAGCACTAAATTCAATATAAACTCCCCAAATGGGAATTATTATTTGATGTTAGAGGTTGAATCTGGCGCTACTCACTTGGGTAAAAACGCAACAATATTAATGAACGGTTGTTATCTGGTTTAAAGGAGAGACAATTATGATAAAAGTAACACTTAAAAATGGCAAAGAATATGAAGTTCTTGAACCTACTACGGTATATCCAAGCGGATTGCCGAATATTCGTAGCAAAATGGAAATTTACATTGATGAAAGCGCAATGACATTAGAAGCGCTCGAAAAGGTGTTTTCGGACGAGTCCGCAACGGATGAACTCCGCATCACCAAAACAGGAGACGGCGGCGATGTCGCTTATGAGTGTTTATATCGTCACTATTGCATTGTGACTAGTATTGGTAAGAAACTCGTTTCAACTACAAGTCACGAAACAGGAGAAACCACAGAAGTAATGTGTCTGTATGTTACTCTGGAACAGAGGACATATGTTGAGCAGAAACTGTATGAAATGGGTGTCTCCTAAATGACATATAGAAAGGATGCCTAGCTATGTTGAATGAAATTTTAAACGCTGTATTAGATAGCTTAGTAATGGTATCATCTTTTGGAATCTTTATGTTGTTTTGTGCTTTTTCCAATAGTATCTTAGGTTCGGTTATCGCGTCTAAGACAAATGAGTTCCAGTGGAAAACACTTCTTACTGGCGTTGTTAGGAATATCGGCGTTGTTCTCGGCGTCGATATTCTTGCCGCTGGGCTTTCTGGAATTACAAAACTCATAGAAATATACAATGTTGCTCCACAATATTCTGAGAGTATACAAGGTGTTAGCGTATTAGCCATAGTAGCAATCATTATCACATTGTCATACACGGTTTATGGCAAACAGGCGCTTGACAAAATCAAAAGTCTTGGTAATTTGAAAGACGAAGATATAGTCGTGATTGACAAAGCCGAGGGCTGGGAACAGAGAGGGACGTGACTTATGCTTAGTTTTTCTGTAAACAAACAAAGACTTACTAGAAATGATTGTCAAAAGGTAGTTGGGGGTACATATAATTATTTATATGCTATGTTTGACTTTTCATATGATTGGGAAGAAGTAGCGCAGAATGCCGTATTCAATAATACGACTGAGGACAAAAACTTTACAGTTCCAATTGTTGGCAATGTGTGTTTGGTTCCATGGGAGGTTATTACTTCTCCTAATTTCACAGTATCATTGTATGGGTTTACAGATACTAAGCGAATTACGACAAACGAAGTAATGGTTCCTGTCAAACCAGCCCCGTATAATGCCGAGAATATCCCAAGTCCTCCACCTACGCCAACAGATTATGAAGCATACGTTAAACTTGTTAATGAATACAAAGAACAAGTCGATGCTCAATATCAAGAATTGAAAGATACAATGAACCTGTGTCAATTGGTATTGGCAGATATGATAGTGTGAATGTTGCTACTGGCGAAGTGGTTACAGAATATCATTTAATTGCTAATTTGGAGCAATTAACATATCAGGAAGCTGATATAAAAGCAATGAAAGAGCTTATTACCAAAATGAGCAAATAATATAATTACTATACAGCTTATGTATAAAGGAGAACATCATGTCTATTTATACTGGAAGAACGCAAGTTCCGTATTATTATAGCTGTTATGGATATACGAGAGGAAACGGAAAGACTTGGCATGGCGGTATAGATTTGGTTGGATTAGACAGTACAACTATATTGATGCCAGATTATAGTGGAAAATCTATTAGTGGCACAGTCGTTTCCTCTCGTAAAGTAGACAAAAGTACAGGTGATTTGACTTGGGAGTGGGGCTGGTATGTGTGCGTACAGCTAGACGCTAACCAAACTCCTGACGTTGTGAACTTTATCTATTTTTGCCATAACGAAAAAAACTTAGTATCAGTTGGACAAAAAGTGAAAACTGGTGACGCTATTGCTATTATGGGAAATAGCGGAAACGCCGCATTGGCTAATCCACCAATCAAACATTGCCATCTTGAAGTGAGAGCAACAAGAAGTGGAAAAGGGCTTGACCCAACAAAATATGCCGGATGTTCTAACTCTGTTGGAATATATAATTATTCAAACGATAACTCTAATATAAGCTCCGAAATAAAAGGTATTGATGTATCAAAATATCAAGGCACTATAAACTGGCCACAAGTAAAAGCGGCTGGATACAATTTTGCCTTTATCAGAGTCGGGTATTGTAACTATGATGGTACAATAAACGATGGATATGACCCATATTATCAGACGAATATGGCTGGCGCAATAGCCGCAGGAATAAATGTTGGTGTATATGTGTATTCATATGCTAAAACTGTTAGTTCCGCAAAGGTGTGTGCGCAAGCCGTTGCTGAAAAGGTAAAGCCTTATACTATTACAATGCCTATTGCTTTCGATTGTGAAGATAGTGCTTTGTATTCACAGATAGGTAAACAAACAAATACAGACATATGTAAGGCATTTTTGAGCGAAACGAAAAATCTTGGATACTATCCTATATTATATACATACACAAATTTCGCTAAAACACTTTTAGATATGAGCCAATTGAGCGCATATGATTTATGGCTTGCTGATTATACAGGGAATCCATCATATACAGGCCCATATACAATATGGCAGTATAGTTCTAAAGGTTCAGTATCTGGGATATCTGGCAATGTTGATATGAACATTGCTTATAAAGATTATCCGTCTATAATTAGCGGAGGTTCGACAGGTGGTGGAGACGTGGAAAATTTGTCTGTTCTAAGATATAGAGTGAAAATAGAAAATAAATGTCAGGGCTTCGGCTCAAAGAACGTGGATGATGTTATAAAGATTGGAGATTCTGATTATCTTCCAATTGGTGATTATAAAATTATCAGCAAAGAAAACACAGTAGGAGAACAGGGATTCTATTGGTGCGAAATCAGACTTCCAGACGGAAGTTCTTGCTATGCTGTGTATAATCTTCCAGATGATAGATGCGAAATTATTGATGCTACTATTGATGTAGCTGTTGATAATAAGTCTTTGAAGATTATAACTCCAAATAAGAATCAGGCTTTCATGTCTCGAAACACAAGTGACGTTGTAAAATTTGGAGATAGCGATTATATCCCAGTTGGAATCTATCCTCTTATTACGATGGATACCGAAGCCCACGAGGAAGAACTTTACTGGTGTCAGTTTAGATATACAAACGGTAATTCTTACTATGCTGTATATAATTTACCAGATGGAAGATGTGAAATAATTGACACTCCGGTTGACCCGGAACCTACACCGGAGCCAACCCCGGAACCCGAACCGGAACCGACTCCTAAACCAGAGCCTACGCCTGAACCAGAACCAGAAACTCCAACGAGTGAACTTGTAAAGCAAATTGAAGAACTTATGAAACAGCTTGAAGATTTGATGAAACAGGTTGATGAAGCGCTGGCTAAAGTCAATGTCTTAGAAGAAAAGAATAAAGAATTGGTTTCAGAAAATGAAGCCCTCAAGAAATATATTGAGGGAATAGAAACTGAAAACAAGAGCTTATTAGAAGAAAATGAGCGTCTAAAAGACAAAATTGCCGAAGCACAGGCGGCTTTAGCATAAAAATGAAAGGCTAACCCGTATAGGTTAGCCTTTTTTACACGCCATAATTTTACATACCAAATGGTACTTCTTCTTCTCTTTTTGAGAATGATACTTTATACGGTAGGACACCAATCGTTTTCTTATTCGTTTTTACTGGAACTTTTTCTCCATTTTCATTCTCATAAGATGATTCAAATTCTCCATTTTCGCTGTAAACAATACAGTTCCCAATTTCAAATTCCAAATCATATTTCCAGAAATCATCAGCATAATTTTCTGGCGCTATACCATCAGGTATATCAAGATTTTTCCAAAATGTTTCAAGCAAATTGCTCACTATGAAATCATCACAATCGCCATCATTATAAATTACTGCGCATCTCGTGGCGTTGAATTCGGCATCATTATTGAATTTAATAGTCAAAGAGCGTTGTATTGATTCGTCGTTCGTAGTTTGAATGCCCTCAAATGGTAATTCGGAATGTATTGCGCTCTCCAACATAGATAGTGTGTCACGCTTTTCGTATGCCAAATCAAAATCTTTTATAAAAAATGAATCATCTGGCATATTCTCAGCGTTTCCATAAAGCTCTTTTACAAATTTAATTGACCTCATTCTTGTACCTCGGATTTATAATATAGTTTACAATGACAAAAACCATCACTATCTTGGTTTAAGAACTCCTCACATTGGCAAATATTCTCTTGTAGTTTGCCAAGTTTACAAGGACAATACCCATCATTATTCTTCAAAGCGGCCCTTATTTTTTCTTCGTGTTCTTTATCTTGTGTAACAAATATTTGTAGCATGATTAACCTTTCAATTAGCTTATCTTTTCGGCATATTGATTTTGTGATGCTAGTTTTATACCCAACACATTGTCAATATGGCTTTTATCGTTTGGGATATATCTCCCATATTTAATTATTATATTCTTAAATTGTCTCAGTTTTTCTATACATGGTTCTATCTCGTCTTTGTTAAAACCAGTATAAATGACTATATCATCTTCGCTAAAATCTCTAAACTCAACAACAAAGCTATAAACTTCAGCAAACTGTTCAAACGGTTCAAGTCCACCAAACACAACTGCTTTATGAAATATGCTTTGTTTATATATGTCAATAAGTTCTTTATTTGTGAACTCTCTCACTGGCGATTTAGCCAGTGAGGAGTTTTGACACACAGATATATCAAGATTTTGCCCGATACAACATTTCCAATTACAAAAACAAGTTGATATAAACATTGATGGTTTTTTATAGTTTACAAAATCATCTAAAACTACGCCTTTTGTTCTCATTACAGTTCACTCATTCTTTCAATACTGAGCCAGTCTCTCATTTTGAACTCCGACTTTCTTTCTTTGCTATATGTTTTTTCAGGTGTTAAGAACCCAACAATTCTCTGATATGTTGTAACCTTTTCTCCGCCACACGTCGGACATGTATCGCCATAGAACCCATGATTATGTTCACATGCACTAATTCGTGTACAAAAAGCAAAATATACAACGCCAGCATCTGCTATTTTATTCAAAAGCTCCCAAGCAGTATCAAAATTTTCCATAGGAGAATCAAGATTTATATGAGCGATACTACCACCAGAACATGCTTTATCCATTATAGCGCTCAATTTTACTTTCTCGCTTATTGTAGTCTTAACGCCAAGAGGAATCCATTGATTTCCGTATAGAGGAAGCTCATATTTTTCATCTGGAAAGAAAAGTTTATCTTTTTCCATAAGAACAGCTGCGGCTCTTTCTGCTGGTACCTGTTCGATGTTGATTGAGTAATCTGTGTTTTTGGCAAACTCGTCTTTTACTTCTGTTATTGTTTTAAGAATTTCTTTTGCGAACTCAATTCCATCTTCTGAATAATATGTGTATCCAAGAGAGTCAGTTTCTGTCATACCGTAATGAGACAATACTTCGTAAATCCCAATAATACCAATTGTTGAATACTGAGAACTCATATTGATTAACTTATATGTATAGTTAGGCAACAGTCCTTTTTCAATATTACGCTTAATAATATCTCTTATAATATCAAGAATTTTACAACAAAGCAGAGTTTCTTCTTTAAGGGATTCAATATATTGTTCTTTAGTGGCACTTTCATATGCGATTCGAGCAAGATTTATCGTGTTTACTTTCACAGAACCAACTTCGAGTGCCGTTCCGCCGATTGAATTGAAATCAGTAATCCTTATATTTCTATAAGGGCTGGACTATCTCTTATACGAGTCCTACTCGCATATCCCCATTTCCACTTGCGTATCAATAGCAAGCGTACTTCTGTTAGCCAGAATAGTCTCTACGGGTTGTGAGCATTTTGAACCTTTATGTTTACGAATAGGATAGCTTATTTTTGAATTATAGTGGTTCCTACCAGTATTTATAGCTTTTATTGTACTAACATTAAATTCAAAATATTCTGCTATCTGATTCATCGTACACTGTGAATTTTTAAGTAACCAAATTATATCTTCCAATTGTGATACGCTTAAATTATATGGACATTGTTTTCTTATAGGATATATTTCATATGTTCTCCTGTGGGTTATTCCAAAGTTTATATTATGAATTATTGTCTGTCTTATTGGCGGATTAAACAGTTTACCTATTTCTGGCTCTGTCAACTTTCCACGCTTTAATTCGTAAATAACCCTATCAACCTGATGTTCTTTTATAATGCACTTATGGTGGTTTTCACCATATCTATGCGGAGGTTCCTCTCCACCATGTGCGATGTTGTATCCATTTGGAGACAAACTATTATATTGGACTATCAATTCTTGCTCTCTCTTGTTGTAGTCGTCCGTCCACTCTAATATATCAAGAGAAAAATTTTCTTCCCCGTATTTTAAAATTGCGTAATACAACGCTTGTGAAGAAGTAAAATCACCATTTCTAGCCCTTGACTTATGCGATATAAACCTATGATACGGATTTATAGATTGTCCTATATAACATTTCCCATTTATATTATTGGTTATCTTATAAATTGCTTTAATCAAAATACTAACCTTCCCACGGGATTGGCGTATCAATTTCTTGACTTAGCTTTCCCCGTTAGCCACAATTTGTGACCCCAACGATTATTGGTAAAGGGATAATAGGGCGTTTCAGTTCACCCGAGATTTTTAATATCAGAGACAAGACGACAGTTATGTGTTATCACGCCGTTTGGAAGTGTGAAATATGGCTCATAATCACTATCCATTTCAAAGCAATATACATATTCGTCATTGTATTCAATAGGCTCTATACTCTTAATTTTGAAATAAACCGAATTATTTTTCCACTTATAAATATCTCTTTGTTTTCTTTTATAAGTTTCATACCATCTAATACAATATACAGGGTAGTTTCTGTTGAACTTTTGTCCTCTAATTTCAACAATTTCTTCCCCTGTTCTATCAGATACATCAATAATCGTGTTTATACCAAGAGATGTAAATATTGCTTCTACGCATTCGATAAGATTTTTTGATGTGCTATAAATTCTATTATTATTTCCACCATCAGTCAAATAATATCCATCTATAATACCTTTTCTAAAGTTTACAGATTGTAACAAACAATCCATATTCATAGATTTTTCAAAGGAGTATTTACCAATAACAAATCTTCTTATAAATTCAGATACAGCATTACTAGATATATACACAGGATACACATTATTATATGGTTTGTGAAGCCTTACACAAGCATCCCCGTCTATTTTTGACACGGCCTTATTAAGAATCTTGATGGACTTTTCATATTTTTCTTGATTAATAGACAGAGATGTGGCGGTTGTGTTATTTGGGCTATCTTCTTTGTCCATACTTCCGTCGCCAAGATACATACCGATTAAGAATCCTTGTTCATATGTAAGTTCATCGTCAACTTCATGTATCGAGTTTAGCGGCTTTGTATTGAACATTATATAATCATCTGTTGTAAGTTCAGATGTTGGTTTATCTCCATCAATTGTTGGTGTGATATGATTATCAGTCATAATAAGCTCTTTGTTATTAGCTGTTACAACCTTATACATATCTCTTTTATTTAGTCTTATTGTACGTCCCTGCACCCAATTGCCATTATGGAATATCGTAAAGTTTCTTTTTGTTTCTCTGTACGGCGACTCATAAAGCTCTTTGAATGTTGACAAGATAGCACCATTGCTTGACTTTGTAAGAACCTTTTGATTACCACTAAAACAGCAGTTACTCAAGCTAGTAACATCTTCGCTAATAAAAAAGTTGCTATCGGCCCATTTCATATTATGGTTACAACACCACTTAGCGAAATCTTCATCCACAAACTTTCCGCTTTTTCTAAGTAATGAATATGTTAAAACAGGGAATGTCATCATATTCTTAGACCTAATATCACTGACGACTTTCATAAATGCTTTTTCATATTCTATAAACTCGTCAGTATACATTACCATAGGGGTTCCATCTGGGAACTCTTTTCCACCGAAGATTGCTTCAAAATATGGTTTATCAAAAATTGAGAAGTTTGTAAAAGCGCTCTGATTTACTCTTAGGTATGGCTGATTTAATTTATATACAATCCTCTGGAACTCTTGGTCACGATAATATTCTGGATTATTTATAATAAAGTTTGTCTCGCAGTCTTTTTTCCAGAAGTAGAATGAATATACAAGAAAGCTGGGAAGCCCACAAGCGCCTGATGTTCTATTAGAGTTCCAGCTTACAAACTCACCAACGAAATCTGTATATGTGGTAAGATGTTTCGGCGGTTGAGCATTGAAGTTGTCTACAAAAAATAATCCTTTTGTAACAAGACTTTCAAGGTCGTAAGCGTAACAATAGGGGATGAATGTTGAACTCGCCGCATCGTGAAGATAATAATGTCCAACCCATTCTTCTTCAAGCCACTTATCAGCAGTTGCCTTGCCATACTTCTTTTTGAACTCATAGTAAATCTTGTTAAAAGCAAGTAATTTAGAATGCGGCTTACTCATTTCAACTGTTAAAGAACAAATATCCTTTGTGCCAACATTGGCATTACCATCAATACTCGCATCTGCGACAGTCTTTTTATCAATAAAGTTGTCTATAAATGAATTATAGCTCAACTGACAGTCTGAAAATCCATTTAACTGCTTTAGTTCCTCACCATACTTTTCTGACAATTTATTAAACTCCGCAACAAACTGTCTATCCAACTTAATTGAAAAATCCACTGAACATTACCCCTTCTTATTCGTATTCTTAACCCACTCTAAAGCCTCTGAAAAATTATATATATTCCCATTGACTGAAAGCATGGGCATGCTTTTAAAACCCATCTTAATCATTTCATCTTCATCTGTGAAAATTGTATATTCAAGTTTTTTCGTCTTTAGAAATTTTTCCAATATCATACATTGCGGACAATGATTTGAGTATAGAATTATATCCATAAAATCTCCATTTTGTGTTTGTAATTTATTCGTCACCATAGGCGATAATATTGTTTACAGCATAAGAACGTGTCTTATCTACGCACAAATTATATACCATTTCAACAACATCATACGAAGCGCTTATACTTACTATTTCGCTATAACTATTTACATCGTCGTCTTTCATATTTGCCAATAGAATGTGGTGGTCAAACGTGATATTTTTAGCTTCTAACCATCCAGATTCAAAAGTAAGAAATTTATGTTCTGGTGTACACGTTACAGATTCATCAATATCCTTTATTGTGAAAGTAAGTAAGTCACCGCTGTGTATATGGCTATTGACTTTATTAACCATGTTATAAGTCAAATCATGTGAAAGAACCATGTCTCCAACTTTTATATCTTCAATGTTTACAATTCCACGATTCGTTATAACTTTATGCCCCGCCATGAAACAATCAAAATTATCTATCATCTTCACCACCTTATTGCTTGTCAACCCAAGCCAACGCCGCATGATAATTATACAAAGTACCATCAACGCTCAATACATATGAACTATCAGCGGCTGGAACTTCTGTGTACTCCACATGTTTAATGTCAAGAAATGCTTTTATATCCTTGTACATCAAAGAATCATCGTTATACAATATTACCATCTGTACTACCAAACCCTCCATCTCTAATTCCATTAGAAGAATCATCAGCGGTAGTAAAATAGTTCAGAAAAATACCTTGACAAAATCCTTTACCAGCTTCAACAGTTAGAGTTTTATGTGTTCTGCTATCATTGATTAGATAAATCATTATGTGTCCTTCGTTTGATGAATAGTAATAATCTCTATCCACTACTGCTGTTTGGTTGTTTAGTTGAAGCCTATTCTTAGCGCCTAGTCCACTTCTTGGAAGAATAAATAAACCCATATTATCTGGCATATAACATCTAATTCCAGTTGGAATTTTGATTTCTTTACCGGGTTCCAATGTAAACGTAAATGGTGCCTTGAAATCATATCCAGCAGAACCTTTTGTAGCTCGTTGAGGAATTGAAAGTGATTCATAAGATGATTTAATAAATTCATCCTTGTATTCAGTGTCTATGATTTTTGACATAGCATCATAGAACTGTTCATAGCTTACTTTTTCAAATCTAGGATACATTTAAACGCTCCAATCGAATTATTTGTCAAAATATAATCTATCTATATTACCGCAGTCTGAACAAGTAACAATTACACAATTTTCTTCAGCGTCATATTCTAACTCATACTTGTTTGAATCGCACATGTTACAATAAATGTCAATATCAAATGTGCCATTATCAAATTCCATTGTTTTCTCTCCTTTCGTGTGAAGTAAGGCTATTATACCACATTTTGAATCAAAAGTCAATACCCTATCTGTAAACAATATATGTACTAATTGTAAACAATTTATGAACGTAATAATATTTGTCTAGTATTTCTTGCTATGATTGTATTATAACATATATGAATTTATTTGTCAATACCCTATTTTTAAATTAAATAAATATACATGAGCAATTAATAATAGATATACACGCGTATATCTATTTAATTCATGTATAAATATATACATGTTATCCATATATATACGTGTATAGTTATAAACAACTGTATATCTATACACGTATATATAAAAAAAATAAATTTTTATTTTTATATTTGTAAGCGTATAGATATATATACGTGTATAGATTAACACGTATATATATTAATACTCGTTTATAGATATTAACACATGTATAGATATACGCGTGTATATCTTAATACTCGTCTATATCTATACACGTGTATATAAAAAAATATAGTTTATTTTAATATTTAATATTTTATAGATATTAACACATGTATAGATATACACGTGTATATTTTAATACTTGTTTATATCTATACACGTGTATATATTAATAATAATTATACACGTGTATAATTATTATATTATAATATATTAATATAATTATATAATATATAGGGGGGTGTTGACATTTGGATTCGGATGTGTTATAATACGTTCAGAGCAAGAGAGATACAGTGAATTATGAATAAATATTAACAAATTGTTCACGGAAAGTTCACAAATAGGGTGTTGACAAACGGAAAGAAGTGTGGTATAATAATTTCACAGTCAAAACGCTTGACATATAAAAACGACTAAAACAAGGAGACAAAACGAATGGCAGTAGAGTACATTGTTAATTCCGAAAAGCGGACTGTTGTTGCCATCCTAAAGGGCACAGAGCTTGATGCTCATAAAGCTATTGTCCGGCAGGTTGGAGAAGCAGAAGAAAGTTTTTTCGGATTTAACAGCAATTGGACGACGCTGATTCCCGATTGTTTCGTGGGAAAAGCGAAGTGCGACCCTCGTGATGAATTTTCTATTGACGAGGGCAAGAAGATAGCGAAAGCACGTTGTATGGAAAAATACTATCGAGCAAAAGATTCCGCTATCAAACAATGGTATAAGAACGCATGTGTAAAAATGAAACGTGTCGAAAGGCTTGTAAAGGAGATTGATACCGCAAGATTATTCTCTCAAAGACGTAAGGAAGCAGAGGCGATTGAGAAATATAAGTCAGCAGTATCCGCGCTTGAAGAAGCGCAAGAGGAACTTAATAAGTTTTTGAGTAAGTAATTTATTTTATAATACGAGGTAATAATAATGGCAGTAGGATTTAGTTTTCAAAAAGCAAAACGAGAGAAAATTTGGGTAAAAGTTCTTCTTAATGGTCCATCTGGTAGCGGCAAAACGTATACCGCTCTTAGGTTGGCAACTGGTATGTTTTCAAAAGTTGGTGGTGCTGGTGTAGCCGCTATCGACACGGAGAACGGACGTATTCGTTATTATGCTAACGAATTTGATTTCTTCGACTTACAGTTGACAGAACCGTATACTTCTGAATCTTATATTGAAGCAATTAGTGCGGCTGTTGACAACGGTTTTAAAGTTCTTGTTATTGATAGTCTTAGCCATGAATGGAAATGGTTGAACGAAGTACACGATAAGATGCCGGGTTCGAGCTTCCAGAACTGGGCAAAGCTTAAACCGAGACACGCAAGGTTGATGGAAAAGATTCTTCAGTCTCCAATTCATATAGTAGCCACATCGCGCGGGAAAGACGACTATATTATGGAAGATAAGAACGGAAAACAGGTTCCAAAAAAGGTTGGAGTTGGTTCACAGCAGGAAAAAGATATTGAATACAACTATACCGCAACTTTCAATATCGACCAAGAAACTCATGTCGCTACTGTGGCAAAAGACAACACCCACATTTTTGAGGGCAGATATGATGTACTTAATGAAAAAGACGGAGAAAGATTAATTGATTGGGCTAACACTGGCGAGGGAGAAATGCCAAAAGAACCCGTAAAGGCACCAACTCCTGTTGAAACTCCAAAATCAGATATTGATTCAGCCCTTAGAGAAATTAACTCAATCTTTGCGAATAAAATTGAAGCTGGTGTAGATAAGGAACTCCTGTACGCTATTGTTTCTAAGCACCATACAAGTAAGAACTTTACATCAATAAAAGATGTTGATGTGGCAAATACGATTATTAATGAACTGAAAGAGGTTAAATAATTTATGAGTCTGCAGATTAAAGATAGTTACGCAACAATTTTCGAGCCGGAAGTCCATGAAAAGTTTGTAGCATGTAATTTGAGTACAGGTAGAAAGCTCAAAGAAGTAGACGATTACGGACGTCCTAAGTATGCTAATTCTTCTTGGAGAGCCACTTTTGTTGGAAACGCTCTTGCTGGTGCTAAAGCGTTGAAGGAAAAAGACAGAATCAAAATTGTTTCTGGTACTATCACACATGAAAAAAGTGATAAGACTGATGCTAATGGTAACGCGAGATATTTCTATAACGTAACCGTTTTTGATTTTGAAACTGTGGCAAGTGCTACTGCGGCGGCATCAAAGCCGACAGATGATAATTTGGACAGTGAACAGCCGGATTTGCCGTTCTAAGATGTGTTGATAATATATGGCCGAGAGGTTTAACAGCTTCTCGGCCTCCTTAAAAGGAGTGATTAAATGATTCTACTTGAACAAGAAATAAGACATGATATTATAGATGATATGGTTTGGTCGTTTTCGAGGCTAAATGGATTTTATACATGTAAGAGAGCATGGTATTATACATATATAATGAAAAGGAGTGAACGAGAGAACTTTTTTTCACAGTATGGTACATTTGCTCATTCAGTATTCGAGAAGTATAACAAAGGAGAGCTAGAAATATATGAATTAGCAAGTTATTATAACGACAACTATTACGCGAATGTAACTGAGGAAGCACCACCAAATAAATATGTTGATTTAAATGAATCATATTTCAATAAAGGATACGATTATTTTGTAAATATTAAAGATAATCCCGATGAAGAAATAATTGGGGCAGAAGTAAGGTTTGAATTTACAATCGACGTTATGGATAAACCTAGAAAGTTTATTGGATATATTGATAAAGTATCAAGAGATAAGAATGGGTTCATAGTTACTGATTATAAATCTAAGGGCAAATTCAAAAACAAAGAAGAATTACACGATTACACGAGGCAGTTATACATCTATGCGATAGCATTGAAAGAAATGTATGGAGAGTACCCTTATAAACTTGTTTTTGAGCAATTCAAAGAGAATATAACACAAGAAATATGTTTCAACGAAAAAGATTTAGAGGAAACATATGATTGGATTAGAAATACAATAAGACTTATATATGACGAAATAGACTTTCCAAAAACACAAAACGATTTTTTCTGTTCGTATTTGTGTTCGGCAAGAGACACATGTGTTACTGATACAATTTGACATTTTTCAACCTTTGTGATATAATAGAAACGGACGGATGATTATGATAAACAGAGAGAAAATAGAACAAGCAAAGGAAATGTTAGGCACAACCGCGTTTGAACTAATGGCCGACGAGATTCCTCTTGAAGATGTCGATAAAGAAAAATTGGTGTGTAAATCGCCGTTCAAACAGGAAAGAACAGCATCGGCTCATTGGTTCAAAGAGGGAAATTGTCTAAAATGTTTCGCTACTGGATTAACTATGGATTACATAGATTTCAGTATGAAGTATAAAAATAAATCATTTTTAGAAGCAGTTGAAGAATTATTTATGGTCGCCGGTATGAAATATGACCCAAGTGACTTTGAATTTGACGAAGAAGATAAAGATGTTTTCAAAGACTTTAAATGCTCTAAAGATGAAGTAAATACCGACAGAAGTATTGCCGAAAAATATCTAAAATCAAGAGGAATATCAGAAAGTACATTAGACCTTTGTAACGTAAAACAGGATTCTCATGGTAATATCGCTTATCAGTTTTATAATACGACAGGTAAACTTATACAGACTAAATATAGGGTATCTAGCGCACACAGAAACTCTGATAAAGGCGCAAAATGGTTCTGGCAACAAAACGCTGGCGTATGTGCTTTGCTGTATGGTGTAAATAGGATAAACTACGATACACCGCTTGTTATAGTCGAGGGTTTAAATGATAGACTTGCTTGTGTAGAAGCAGGATATATAAATACAGTTTCAATTCCCGGTGGTGCGGGAGATAAAAACTGGATTGACTTCAATTTTGATGTTCTTGAAAAATGTAAAGAAATAATACTTTGGTTTGATGATGATAAAGCCGGACAAGACGCAATAAAAGAGTGCGTACAAAGGCTTGGGGTTTATAGAACAAAAGTAGTACCAAAAAATGATGTAGTACAGGCAGAAGTAGAGGCTTACTTTAGAAAAGTAGTAAAAAATATAGATTTAGACGAAAATAAAGACTATAAAAAAGTAGATGCCAATAATGTGCTTGTAGCATGTGGTCCATCGGCAGTCATTGACATGATTGCCAGTGCTAAACTTGAGGATAACCCACAAGTTAAACGTCTGATGGACGTTGAAGAAGTACAGCTACAAGACATGCCGAGAATATCAAGTGGATTTTCCGCTATGGACAAAGTATTTTCTGGAAGTTTTGAAAACTCACTTACAATATTGACGGGTAAATCTGGTAATGGTAAATCAAGTATCCTTAACACAATGTTTGTTGCCGCTCCATTAGAAGCAGGAGAAAAGGTGTTCATATATAGTGGTGAAATACCAAGCGGTATTCTTCTCGGAAATGTGATTAAGCCGTTGGCATCTAGCAGACATATAGTGGAGTTTGACAACAGTAACGAAGGACGTCCAAATGGATATGCCGTATCAAAACAAGCTGCTAAAGCAATTAAAGAGTTTTATAGAGACTCTGTATATGTGTATAACGACAATAATGAATTTGACACAAACTCGAAGTCAATCTTACAAGCAATGGAGTATTCTTACAAACGATATGGTGTAAAGAACTTCATTGTTGACTCTCTCCTGACTGTTGATTGTTCACAAGAATATGGCGATGATAAATACGAAAAGCAGAAGAATTTCGTAATAAATCTAAAAACATTTACAAATAATTTCCCCGTTAGAGTTGCTTTGGTTGCCCATAGCAGAAAACTTGCCGCTGGCGTAAAGGAAATTGGTGGTGACGATATTGCTGGTTCAAGTGATATTCTTAAATGTTGTAATAGAGCTTTTAGTGTCGAAATTCTGTGGGACGACCCAGATGGGTATAATACATTAATAAGATGTATCAAAGACAGAGAAACAGGACTTATTGATAAAGAAGTTAAACTGTATTTCGACAAAAAGAGTTATAGGGTGTATTCAGATTCCAAAGAACATGATTATTCTTATAAATGGGAACGAAAAAGTACAATCACATATCCAGAGGATGTTAGGAGTAGACTGGTGAGCAATATAAAGTATCCAGATAAGACCGTTGAAGTGCTGGGAGAAGTTGAGAAAAAATAATCTAAGGATATAATATATGGGTAATTTTGTTAATCTGCATGTACATGACGACCACTCGTTATTAGATAGCTGTACAAAGTTCAGTGAGTATGTTGATTTGGCAATAAAATATGAACAAAAGGCAATAGCTTGCACTAATCACGGCAGAATAATAAACTGGACTGATAAGAAAAGACTTTGTGATTCTTTAGGGATAAAATATATACATGGGTGCGAAGTATATTTAACCGCAAAAGAATCATTTGAAGTAGATGGTGTTCATAAAAAGGTAAAAGACAATTATCATACTATATTGTTAGCAAAGAATAATGACGGCATAAAAGAGCTTAATAATCTTGTTTCAATTTCTAGTACAGAATCTCATATGTACTATAAACCCAGAATTACATTTGACGAATTTATAGGAATGTCAAATAATATTATATCCTTATCTGCGTGTCTTGCTGGTGTGTTATCAAGAATAGATAAAGATATCGAATATCTATCTGGACTTGACGATGAATTGTCTAAACAAAGGCTTTCTGTTTTGATGAATTATAGAGAGTCTTTGTTTGAAAAGTATGATTATTATGAGATACAGCCACATAATATAGATGAACAACTTAGACTTAATTGTATGTTGTTAAGCGAAGCGAGTAAGCATAATAAAAAACTTGTTGCCACGAATGACGTACATAGCTCAACTGCATATAAACAAGAATGTAGAAAAATATTAATGGATAGCAAAAAGATAAACTTTGGTGACGATGGAGAGTATGATTTTGATTTGACGTTCAAATCATATGACGAAATGAAAAAGTTGCTAAAGCGTCAAGGGGTTCTAAGTGATGAAATAATAGAAAATTCATTATTATCAACGGTTGAAATAGCCGATAGTATAGATAATTATGAGCTTGACACTTCGATTAAATATCCTAAAATCAGTGATAATGATGAAGAATTATTTATAAATAAAGTAAAAGAAAAACTTGATGAAAAAATAAAACTTGGTATAATAAAGCCAGATGAAATAGAGAAGTGTCGTAAAAATCTTAATGAAGAATATAAGGTGTTTAAAAAAGTAAATATGATAACATTTATGTTATCTATGTCTGATTTAATATGTTGGTGTAGAGAACAAGGAATACCAATCGGCCCGGCTCGTGGTAGTGTAGGTGGTTCCACCACAGCATATATACTTGATATTATTGACTTAAATCCATTGAGATGGAATACTATATTCTCAAGATTTTGTAACGAGTTTCGTGTTGAAATTGGTGATATAGACGTTGATATACCGGGAGAATATAGAGATAAAGTATTTGAACACTGTATTGAGACGTTTGGAAAAGATAAAACAGCTTTTGTTCTTGCTTTGGGAACAGTAGTGGATAAGGGTACAATAGATGAAATTGGTAGAGCATTAAAATATCCGATTGACGAAGTTAAAGCGATAAAGAAAGAATATGTAGAAAATCCAGAAAAGGCTCAAAAGAAATATCCTGAGATATTCAAGTATTTTGATGGAATAATCAACACTTGTGTTTCACAGTCTAGACACCCAGCAGGAATTGTTATTTCTCCGATAACGCTTGATGATAATTATGGAACGTTGGTAGATTCCGATGGAAATAGAGTGTTACAGTTGGATATGGAGGCCGTACATGAGGTTGGATTAGCTAAGTATGATTTGCTTGGACTTAGAACGATTCATACACTTTATAAGGCGTATCAATTAATAGGTAAAGAATACCCTAGAGCGCATGAAATAGATTGGGACGACCAAAAGGTATGGGCGGATATGTTGCGTTCGCCATTTGGCATATTCCAAATGGAATCTCCATTCGCATTTCAGATGATAAATGAGTTCAAGCCAAAGAATATATTTGATATGTCTCTCGTTACGGCAATGATTAGGCCAAGCGGTGCTTCATATAGAGACAGACTAATAAAAAGAGAGTTTAACAAAAACCCATCAGAAGAAATTGACGAACTTCTTAAGAATAACTACGGTTTCTTGGTATATCAAGAAGATGTTATAGCGTTTCTACAAAATATATGCGGATTAAGTGGCGGCGAAGCTGATAATATAAGACGAGCAATTGGCAGAAAAGATATAGACAGACTTGAAAAGGCTATGCCTAGTATCCTTGAAGGGTATTGTAATAACTCAAAAAAACCAAGAGAAGTTGCTGAAGAAGAAGCCAAGGCCTTCTTAAAGGTTATTGAAGATGCAAGCTCATACATGTTTGGATAAACGATTTGTCCAAGTAAAACCATGCTAATACGGTCAACTAAGTCGAAAGGCTAAGGTGGTAAGAGAACCTAAGTCCCATTGGGATATGGCAATACCGTGCTAAGTCCAAAACAAAATAAAGGTAATACATAATATCACGAAGAAATGAAAGATTGTATCACTTATATCACGGAATAAAACAACGTTGTTATAATAAAAACAACAAAAAATACTATCTATATGGCGGAAACAATATAAAAATGTGTGATGAATGGCTCAATAACTATGATAGTTTCAAGGAATGGTCATACGCACATGGTTATAATGAAGAAACGAAAGGAATAAGTATAGATAGAATAAATAGTGATGGAGACTATGAACCTAATAATTGCCAATGGATAAGTTTGAGTGAGAACTCAGCTAAGGCAAACTATGGAAGAAAGAAGTTTAATGGCCATAGAAAAGGCATAGTTTACGCAGAAAATACTAAAAGCGGAAAAATATTTGTTGTAGATAATATAACTAGATTCGCAAAGAGTATTGGTGTTTCGCCATCTACTATTTGTCATAAGATAAATGGCAGAATTAAAAATCCATTTTTAAATGAATGGAAATTTTACAGAAAGTGATTTTGTTTTGGTAAATGCGTAGAGACTATCGAAAGTGTAATTTATACAGAAATGTATAAATGAGTAAACGAGTAGAGTAGGGTTAAACCCGAAAGACATGGGCCTAATATTGTGGTAAAAGTAATATTAGGTATAATATAGTCCGGGCCATTAGAAATAGTGGAATAACCGACAACCATTCAATAGCATATTGTATGTTGGGCTATATGTGCGCATATCTTAGGTATTATTATCCAATTGAGTTCTTAACGGCTTCGTTTAATACAATAGAAAGCGAAAAAGATATATCTGAATGTACTCAACTAGCAAAACAAATGAGAGTATCAATATATCCTGCTAAATTTAGATATTCTCGCTCTGATTATTATATGGATAAAGACAATAACGCCATATATAAAGGAATAGCTTCTATTAAATATCTTAGTCCAGATACTGCCGAATATTTGTTTAGTTTAAGAAACGAAAAGTATGATGGATTCATAGATTTATTGGCTTCACTTGATAGTAGGTATATAAACTCTAGGCAAATAGAAATACTTATCAAACTTGATTTCTTCAAAGAGTTTGGAAATTCCAGATATTTATTAAACGTATACAGATTCTATGAGCAATTTGGAAAATCAAAAATGATTGGAAAAGATAAGTTTGATGGTGCTGATGTGTTCGAGGGAATCTTCAAAAGACACAGCCGTGAAACAGCTAAAAAGTATGTTGACTTAGATATGAAAGCAATACTAAAAGAGGTTGAAGAATATCTAAAAGTTATACACAATAATGATTTCTCTATAATCGAAAAAATCGTATGGCAACAAGAGTATGTCGGATATATCGACTTCAGGACAAATGAAGAAGCTGATAGAACTAAACTGTTGCTCCTAGATGTTAGGCAATTGAATAGCAAAAAGACTGGTAAAGTTTGGGCATATTCATTTGAAACATTATCCATTGGAACAGGAAAGAAAGCAGAAATTCTTGTTTATCCAAACGTTTACGAATCCTGTCGTGTCGTGAAAAATAATGTTATAAAAGTAAACCCACGTTCACTGTCTGTAAAGGAATATAATGGTAGAAAAAGCTGGTATCTCAATAAATATGAACAAATAATCATGTAATTGTTGAATATGTCTCCTACTTGACAAATCCTTTGTTCTGTGGTATAATAGTAACAAGGTGAGAGCGGGAGACATATATGTATAGTAATGACCAACTCTGTTTCAGTTGCGCTAAAGCGTGTGGAAACTGCTCTTGGAGTTCACAACTTATTCCAGTCGATGGATGGATAGCTGAAAATACAGTTTTGCCAAACGGGATTGAAAGTTTTTCCATCTCTAAGTGTCCAGAATACGAATTTGATGGATTATGTACCAGATGTATACATTTTGACGACAAATTCACAAATCCGAAGATGTGGTATATGGTTTGTAAAAGGAATGTTAAAGGGAATGGTAACGGAGACTGTATGGGTTATAGAAATAAGTATACGACTTTAAAGGATTGATTTTAAGGACGATGTAAAAATGCAGTATATGGGCGGTAAGCAATTAATAAGTACCCGAATTTCTGAAATAATTAACCATGAAATTAGTGGAATGGGCGGGGCGACATTCGTCAGCTTATTTTGTGGAGCATGTTCAATTGAGAGCAAAATAAAAGCAGATACAAAGATATTAAATGATAAACATGAGTATCTTATAGAAATGTTTAAAGCGCTACAAAATGGTTATGAATTGCCTGACGAGATTACAAAAGAACAATACGAATACATTAGAAACAACTTAGACGAAGATAAGGCACTGTCTGGTTTCGTTGGATTTGCTTGCTCTTTCGGAGGAAAGTGGTTTGGCGGATACGCACGAGACGATAAGAGGGGCAGAAACTATACGCAAACAGGAAAGCGTGGACTTATAAAAAAGATGGCTGGTTTACAAAATGCTACATTTATAAGTATGGATTATAAGGAAGTCATTATCCCAAACGGGAGTGTAGTATATGCCGACCCACCGTATGCCAATACAACCGCATATGGGAGTAAGTTCAAGATTGATTACGATGATTTCTGGGATTACATGAGAGAAATCAGTAAAAATAACATCGTATTTATTAGCGAAGAACACGCACCAGATGATTTTGAGTGTGTATGGCAAAAAGAAGTTGTTAGAACTCTAGATAAGAACTTACAAAATCGTCCCAAAAAGATAGAAAAGCTATTTAAGTACAGGAACGCCTGAGTATATGAGGTAGTTATGACAAAGTATTTTGTTACTGGCGACTGTCATGGGCAGTATGACAAAATAAAGTTTTTCATTTCACAGCAAAATCCAGATGATGAACTTTATATATTTATACTTGGTGATGTTGGTTTGAACTGGCATCTAAGATATGGATTAGACGACGAGAAAAAGAAATATCTTTCAAAACTCAACGCTAAAATTGTTTGTTTGCGTGGAAACCATGACGCAAACCATGAGAATCTTACAGACATATATACCGTTAAAAAGATGTGGGGCGGTGATATGTATTGTGAGGAAAAATATCCGAATATCTTCTTCGTCAAAGATGGAGAGATATATACAATTAACGACAAAAAGATATTCTGTTGTGGCGGAGCATATTCAGTAGATAAATTCTATCGGTTGAGACATCGTTATATTTGGTTTGAGGACGAACAACCAACGGATAGCAATAAGAAAAATGCGTATCGTAATCTACGAAACAATAATTATAAAGTAGATATTGTTTTAACGCATACATGTCCATATTTTGCTATACCAGAATATACATTTCTTCCCGGAATCGACCAAAACACAGTGGACAAATCGACAGAAATGTGGTTTGAATCATTATGTAACGATGGGCTTCAATTCAAAAAGTGGTATTGTGGGCATTATCACATTGATGCTGAATATAATGGAATAACATTTATGTTTGACGATTTCTTGCCTATTGATTTATGAGGAATATATGATAGTACAACAGATTACAACTAAAAACGATGAATACTATACGCCAGAATGCGCCATAACCCCACTTCTAAAGTATGTAGGTAGGGGTACAATATGGTGTCCATTTGATACGGAAGATAGTTTATATGTAAAGATTTTCCGTGAAAACGGAAATAACGTAGTTAATACACATATAGTCAATGGACAGGATTTCTTTAAAACCGAACCGCCGAATGGATGTCAATACATTATAAGCAATCCTCCGTACTCTCTCAAGAATGAAGTTCTTCATAGACTATTCGATATAAATATACCATTCGCTATGCTTGTTGGTGTAGTGGGATTATTTGAATCTGAAACAAGATTTAATATGTTCAAAAATAATGATTTTGAACTTATGTATTTTAACAAAAGAATATCATATATGACAAAATATGGAGAGAAGCCTGTTGCAAAGCCACCATTCAGCAGTATCTACGTTTGTCATAATATGTTGCCAAAGCAGATAGTTTTTGAGGATATAAATAAGTAAATTTACTTGACAAGATACGCCTTTATATGATAATATATAATTACATTATTATATAGGAGGCGCGTCTGATATGAAAATCGTAGAAAAGAAAATGAATTTGTTTGATACACCCAATCGTTTTATGCTTGCTTACTGTGTAAGTGCTGATTTTACTCTTGGTGCTGGTATAGCAAAAGAGTTTGAACGTCGATATCATATCAAGTCGCGCCTCGATGGTTCTAAAACAGAAGTTCCTGCTTGTATGTCTCTTGTGTTAGAAGATAAGAGAATTATACACAACATTGTAACTAAGAAAAGATATTTTGAGAAACCAACATATATGACGCTCAATGGTGGAATAGAGTTTCTCAAACAAAATTTAGACGTGTTCGACCCAGAATGTTTGTTGCCGTTGGCAATCCCAAAGATTGGGTGCGGGCTAGACAAATTGGAATGGGATAAAGTTAGAATAATTCTTGAGGAGAACTTCAAGGATACTGATAGAAATATATTGGTGTGTTATCTATGAAATATTTTCTTATGGCATTTTCTGGGATACTCATGTTTGGTTGTATCCTTGTTGGACTAGACAGATATCCAGAAATTTCTCTTGTTATACTGCCAATATATGCCATTGGCTCTGTTTTATACTTTAAAAGATAGGAGTGGTTGAGTGGTAACAGAATTTGAGTTGGACGACTATTTTCAGAAAATTGAACAACTGAACGCCAATTCAGAAGAAAAATTAGACGAAAATGAACTGGTGAAAATTAAGGTGTTTTTAAAGGCACTTTTTGCGAAAAATAAGCCCGAAAAGCCAAAAAAATGCGCGTTTTTGCCCCAAAAATGGCAAAAATGTCCTAGTTGTGAACACATCATAAAAGTCCAATTTTATTGTCCTTTTTGTGGCCAAAGAGTGCGCGAAAGGCACTTTGAAACGATTTCTGAGCAGTTGACGTTCGGGCCGGTAGATGGATGGGGTGTAAGCTCGTGAACTTTATAGAAACGACAGGGTTCATTGAATATCAGTCAAGATGCGATTGGAAGTACGGAAAGTTTCCATCTTCATACAATGGATGCGGATGGATTGCTTTTTACAATTTGACGCGACTGATTTTCAATGACAAAGATTTTGTAAAAGTAGCATCTGAAACTTTAAACTCGTTTGAGAAAACGGTTGACCTTAAAGGTATTCTTGGTACTTCTGTTTTTGACATGTTGTGTCATTTAAAAGAGAAGTATAACTCTAAATATGTGGACTGTAAAATGAGAGTTATGCGGAGATACCGTTCGGCAAATATTCCAAGGTTCGGAATTATTTATTATTTTACTGGACATTCATTCCATTATGTTATGTTTGAAAACAATGGGTTCAATTTTGTTTTCCATAACGTAGAGAGCAAGGTTGAGACTCGCTCTATGGACGAGTTTGAAAAGAAATATATCAAATGTCCGTTTTACATTATGTTTGAATTAAATGAGGTATAGTATGCCCCCCCCCTGTAACTGAGATACGATTGTACAACGCTGATTGTCTCGAAATAATGAGAGATATTCCAACCAAAAGTGTGGATTTAGTTCTAACCGACCCACCATATGGAATAGGGATATCTAAGAATCCGTTTCGTGGAAAGTTTCCAAAAAAAGAATGGGATAATTTTGTCCCTACAAAAGAATATTTTGATGAAATATTTAGGATAAGCAAACACCAAGTTATATGGGGAGGAAATTATTTTTCTGAATTTCTCCCCTCTAAAAAATCATTTTTTATATGGGACAAAGTACAACCAGAAAAGTTTTCGTCAGCTATGGTGGAGTACGCTTGGAGAAGTGACAATAAACCAGCCAAGATGTTTAAGCAAAGAGTAACAGCCTTTAAAAAGTATCACCCAACAACAAAACCAATAAATCTTTTGGAATGGTGCTTGAGTTATTTCCCAGAAGCGAAAACGATATGCGACCCGTTTATGGGTAGTGGTTCTACTGGTATAGCATGTATCAATTCTGGGCGTGATTTTATCGGAATAGAACTGGACGAAGAATATTATAACATAGCAAAAACAAGAATAGAAAATGTTATTAACGATATATAGGAGTAGTGTATATGACAAAGTATAAAGTTCGTGTAGACACAAAAAGCGACATCACAGGAATCATGGGAGTCATTGACAAGTCCGACGGTGATGTGTTCCTGCTGAATCAAGCCAATGAAGATGGAACTGAGTTTCGTGTAAACGCAAAAAGTCTGCTTGGTTTTACTCTGGCGTTATGCGAGTGGCCGGAGAAGTGGATTAAGTGCGACCCGTCGTTGTATGAGCCACTGAAAGATTTTATCATTGATTGATGAAAATTGAAGATGTAAAACTTCCTCGTGGTGAACGTGCTGTACTAACCTACCATATTGGTGGGGAAGTACAGTATGTCATAGTTACCCATATACTTGACACAACTTGGTATTGGCGGTATAATATAGTAGATGGGAAGCTCGTAAAAGATAAGGGCAAAAGTAGAAATCCAAAAGATTTAGAAGGGTGAGCTAATGGAATCTATACTAATATTTTTTGCTGTGCTATTTATTATAGCACTTGTATTGGCATTTTATTTTGGGGTATCGGCGTTTTTCTCTTGGCTCATATGCCTTGCTTGGAACGCCTTCTTTGTACCTGCATTTTCTCCGCTTCCATTTTGGGGAGTAACAATTATACTTTTTATTTTTGAAATTTTTATAGTGCTTATGAGGCGCGAAAGGGACTGAAGCATATGTATCGTTTTGTGGTTGAAATCGAAGAAGATATTGACGTAGATGATGTTCTAGACAATATCGAAGAGGCACTTGAAGCGTCTGGTGTAGAGACATACACAGTAACTGGTGGAGATGTTGGTTGATGTTGGAAACAGTTGGCAAGAATTTTTTGACTCTGAAACCGAGAAAGAGTATTATCAGAATCTTAGAAGATTTTTGTCACAGGAGTACAAAACACAAACAGTCTATCCACCGCCAGAGGAAATATTTAATGCTTTTAAGATAACATCTTTTGAGAAAGTAAAGGTAGTAGTCTTAGGACAAGACCCTTACCATACGCCAAACACCGCAATGGGTTTGGCATTTTCTGTAAAACCTCATTGCGTAATACCGCCATCTTTGCGGAATATTTATCAAGAAATTGATAATGAATACGGCGAACATTGTCTGAAGAATGGCGATTTAACACCGTGGGCGCAACAAGGTGTTTTTCTGCTCAACACTACTTTAACAGTAAGGCAAGGTAAACCAGCTTCTCATTTTGGTAGAGGCTGGGAAAGGTTCACAAATGAAGTGATTTCACTTTTAAATGCTGATAACTCTCCAAAGGTGTTTATGTTATGGGGAAGAAACGCAAAAGATAAGCGGAATCTCATAACAAATGAGCGTCATTTAGTGCTTGAAGCGGCGCATCCAAGCCCATTTTCAGCATATAATGGATTCTTCGGATGTAATCATTTTAGGCTAGCAAATCAGTTTTTGCGAGATAACGATATAGACGAGGTAGTTTGGTAATGAGTGTAGTATCGAACGTAAATGTATATGGCATAGACGAAAGCATAAAGGCGTCAAAATACCCGATGTCTGTCGATATATCACAGTGCGATTCAACTGTAACAGACAGAGTAAAATCTCTTGGACACGCCGCCACTGGTTCTGGCCACGATAACTTTCTAAACGGAATTGTTGTACAGTTTGATTTAACATTTTCTTTAAAGGCATGGCCTGAAGCACAACGTTATAACTTTTTGAACTTCGTTAGCTCACAGTCCACAGTTCACCGCATCACAAAGCTCAATCCATATAAACAATGTAACAAGTATGTCCTTGAAAGCATTAAAGATACGATGGTTGAACTTGTGTCGATGTACAATGAGAACCCAACGCCGGAAAATTATCTGATAGTTTTATACAATATCCCGACAGGGTTTGAACTAACCGCAAGAATGACTACAAACTATCGTCAATTGAAAACCATATACTTTCAGCGTAAATCTCACAAGCTACCAGAGTGGAGAGAGTTTTGTCATTGGATTGAAACCCTACCAATGTTTAAAGAGCTGATTTTAGATGAAAATGTCTAATTTTGACCATACATAAAATAACAGTTTTATTTGACAATTCACTGTTCGTCGTGATATAATATATACAGTGGAAAACAAAAGTGTCTAATAAAAATCGCGCACCTGTTGTGTCTCTAACACAAGAAAGTTATTATTTTTGCTATAAATTTTTATACCAAAAATAAGTAGCAAAAATTTACACAAAAACAGCTCAAAAGGGGCAAGATTTACACAAAAACGGCACGAAAACATCGTTTTTTACATAAAAGTGGCTCGAAAACAGGTGCGTGATTTTAGACACAATTATTACAATTTGGTTACAATATTTTGGGGATGTGATTGCTAAATTTTCTTGTTTGGTGTGTCTATTTCCTATTGAGTTGGCAGGAATACCAGAATATGGTAAAAGTGATGTTTTTATCACATAATAAAATCCGCATTTTATTGTAAAATATGAGTATAAATCGTGGGCGGTAACTCTGCCCACATTTTGTTCCCGTGATGGAATTGGCAGACATATGCGGCTAAGAACCGTAGTTTTGTGGGTTCAAATCCCACCGGGAACACCATCTTGTAAATATTCGTAAGCTGAGGGTGTGAACAATGGGTAGAAAATATGGAATGTTAGATATTGATAAAAAATATAACGGGTTGTCGCGTGAGTATAGTGAGCAGACAGGCTGTTTATTGGAAGAAATTTTTGATACATATATCGCAGATGGATACAAAATCTGCGTTGATATGGATAGTGATACAGTAGATATACATCAATATCATGGACATTTCGGGAATAATTTTGAATCCGCTTTTGCCAACGACGAAGATGGTGAAGATGGATTTGAATGGTGTTTATATGATTTTCAAATTATTAGCACAAAACCATTCATTTTCACGGCCGACAGGATGAAATTTACACCATATTTGGAGAGAAGAAGATGAATCTAGTAGTAGGACGCAGATATACTTTTGATTACATTGTAAGGGAATATTGTAGAGCAAATAAGATGGCAATGTCTGATTTGCGTTTTGAGTTTTTCTATAAAGATACATGTTACCCAGAATTTGACGCGAAACCATACGGTTCAATAATAAACGGCAAACAATGCTTTTCAAAAATAACTTCTAGATACGACCGTAGAGGCTTTTGGGCCATCGTCCATCCAAGTCTTATAAGTTTAGAACCTCTTACCATCGGACAAGATGGTATAACCTTTGCTGGTTACTTTGTAAAACGTCATAGCAGAATTAAAAATGCGCCAAAATAATGGCGCAAACTTGTGCCAATAGCATAATCGGATGATGCAACTGCCTTCTAAGCAGTAGAGTGGGGGTTCGAGTCCCTCTTGGCACGCCATTTATGCGGGTGTGGTGAAATTGGCAGACACAAGAGGTTTAAGCCCTCTTGATGGAAACGTCGTGCGGGTTCAAATCCCGCCACCCGCACCATTTTAGGGAGGGATTTATATGTCGGTATTATTTCGTGGTAGAAAAGACGAATATTATGGTTCAGAGTTTGCTGATTTAATAGAGAAATATAATGATTTAAACAAAATCCTTTTGGATGATGTTGACAAGAAGAATTATGGAGAGTATAATTGTCATTTGGACAAAGATGAAAGCAGATTTGTAGTTACAAAGCCCATAGATAAAGAGAGAAGTATGCCTATATGGTATCTCCATACTGTTCATATAAAGAATAAAGAACCTCTAACGATTTCATGTGACGGACGTGCTTTTGTGATGTATACTGCTCCGTCAAAATCAAAGGGAATTTGACAAAACTGATACATTGTGGTATAATATAGGTATGCATCAGTAGCTCAATTGGTAGGGCACCTGCCCTCCAAGCAGGATATTGCGGGTTCAAGTCCCGTCTGATGCTCCACACTCAACGTAGCACAGCCGTAAAGCATTTGGGGTAGATGCCATCGTCGAACGAGGTTCGAGTCCTCGTGGGGTTGTGTGGTTGTTGAGTAAAGACGAAAAGAATGTTCAAATATTAGGCTTAGTCTTATTCTAAGCCTATTTCTGTTTCGTTGTATAAAAACGAGGAGGGCAAATATAACAAAAGAAATAGGACGGTAATGCGATGAAAGAATTTATTTGCCCTGTATGTGGGTATCATACCCAAGGAACCGAAAGAAATGAAGAAGTTTTAAATGTTATGAATCTCATTGGAGCAGTTGCTGGTGGCCCAGAGTATAAAGCATACTGCGAAAACTGTGGTAACACTTTCCCTATTGTAGACGACATCTATGAGATTGTAGAAATCACAAATGTAGACGGTACAGCAAAAACAGATGAAAGAGCATTGGCAAGAATTGGACGTAAAGTAATTATCGGTGAGCTGGAAGTTGGAAAACGAGCTGTTTTGCCATATGTGCCAGAATATACTAGGTTTTTACATACGTCTACTGTTACTGAAATTGTTTCAACGGCTGATGGATGGTATATCATTGTTACAACACTGAATAGTGTGTATAAATTGAAGTGTGTTGAGACAGTCAAAAATGTTTGACAAGTTCTTGATTTTGTGATATAATAGATTCATCAAGTCAAGGACGGTAAACATGTATGAATGAACGATTCCTCGATTGTCTGGTAAATGGAGATTGTTTCAAAGTTTTGCCAGATATTGAGGATTGTAGCATTGATTTGATTCTTACTGACCCGCCTTACAATACAACAAATTGTGAGTGGGAGTGCGAAATTGATATTGACGGTTTATTCACACATTACAAAAGGATTATAAAAGATAATGGCACAATAGTCATGTTTGGAAACAATCCTTTCTCCGCAAATGTAATTGTGAGGAACCAAGATATTTATAGGTATAGTTGCGTTTGGGTAAAACCGAACGCAACATCGCCTAACCTAGCTAAAACTCAACCTATGCGTAGGTATGAGGACATCATGGTCTTTTATAAGAAGAAGAACATCTACAATCCTGTAATGTCTGAGGGTAAACCATACGTTTGGAAAAGCAAGCGTAGTGGCGGAGAAGCTACACAAATAGCTTACAAACAGGACAAAGAAATCATAAACACAGGGCAACGCTATCCCACAAATGTGTTTGAGTTTAAACAAGAGAGAGGACTTCATCCAACACAGAAACCAGTGGCATTATTTGAGTATATAATTAAGTTGTACACAAATCCAGAAATGGTTGTATTAGATACATTTATGGGGAGTGGTACAACACCAGTAGCTTGTCTAAATACTAATAGGCATTTTATTGGCATTGAGATGGATAATACTATTTATTCTATCGCTGATAATCGTGTAGCTGAACATGCGAAATTGTTTGACACGGTAGAGTAGATTGTGTTATAATATATGTGGTGAGAAACTTATTGGAGGTCAAAAAATGGATTTAAGACTCGTAGGAGAATGGGACGGTACACCGGAAAAATATGACCGATTCTCTGAAAAACTCTTAGAGCCAGTGTGTCGTGAGTTCTTCAAGGACGATACGTTGGTTGTGCTTTACAACCATCATCTTCCTGAGATGGAAGTCACGGACGAAACGCTCGAAGTGTGTTTCAGGGATTTTATTTCGGCCAATGTGGATGAAAACAGAAACAAGGTGTTTATCGTCAACTGGGGTTGGCATCATAGGAACGATGGTGGTGCTAACATCCGTCCTTACATGGACTCGTTGCGTCTGTGTAACAGTGATGCTGTTTCATTCTCTGGAAAGGATTTGAAACCCAACGAGTATGCGTTCAAGAATAAGAACGGTGTTACGTTGGCAACATGGAGAATCACAGACAAGGGTTATTCAGTTCTGTATTTTCTGTGGGATGCTTTCCATGTAACTTCAGATTCAGCTGTTTCTGAATGGAAAAAGGAAATTCTTCCGTTCGCCATCAACCAGTTCGCGGCAGGAGTTTTTCTCGAAAAGTATGGTGAAATGGTGTTAGAGGGCAAACAGGATAAACGTCTTGTTGATAGAACGTTCACTTCGATTGCCGACAGGGCGCGACAGGTTGTTGGAAAAGATGGAGAAAAAGCAGTCATTGAGGAAATGATTGACAAAGCTCCTGTAAAAGAAATTACGTTGTTCTTGAATCAGGTTGCCAACTGTAAGAACACTCAAAACGCACGGCGTAGCAGTAAGGTAATCTTTGTGACAAAAGAGCAGGTAAGAAAGTGGCTTCTGCCTTGGGCAGAAAAGAAGTGGCCGTATTATGTTATGTTCGGCCATCAGTTCTCAATTTCTCACGATATACACATCGCTCTGCGTCCCGATAAGGATGGAGTTCTTATCGAATCTATGCTTGGTGACTTCAAGCGCAAGTTCATCAAGTATGCTCCGATTCTCGACATGTTCAGCACGCAAGAGTTTTTGAGTAACACTGTCCGTTCGCACGACCAGCTTACAAAGTATAGGCCGGTAAAGAGCGGAGAGAAACTATCTAGGTATCTTTCCAGTTTCTTCGATGATAAAGAGTTTGATGTTGAACTTTCAAAGTTCATCCAGAATAAAGAAGTTCATTCTGTCGCTCATATCAGCATCAACCCCATGGACTTTATGACTGCCAGTGTAACAAAACACGATTGGCACTCTTGTCATGCTCTGCATGATGGAGAATACGCTCTTGGAAGTCTGAGTTATATGTTCGACGAGGGAAGTTTGATTGCGTTCATGGCGTCTGACCGTGAATACACATACGACCTCGATGGTAAGGGTAAACCGTTCGCTTGGAATAGTAAATCTTGGCGTCAGATGGTGTATGGTTCTATCAAGGATAACATGTTCATCTTTAGCCGAGAATATCCTCAGCATTATCAGAACGACGCAATTACAACTGAGGTTCGCACGATGCTTGAGCATACTATTGCTGAGTTCTGTGATATTCCGAGCGTTTGGGTGAAGAAGAACAACGGCGCAAAGAACAGCATGGGGACTATCTATACGAATGCTAAGAATGCGAAGCATTATGATGATATCCCGAGAAATCAGACGGTTCTGATTCGTCACAAGATGAATATGGACATTTCTGGGCCTATCGTAATTGGCTCCTGCCCAGCATGTCCGATTTCTGGAAAGCTCCTTACAAATTCCAATAGAGTCGTTTTCGATTCTTCGGTTTTGTAAGACTTAGATAGGAGTTCAATATGAAAATTTTATCTGGTGCAAGTCACCCATCAGTATATGTAGACGATACTGTTTTCGACAAGTTATCGAAATATGCTCTGGCTCTTACACAGAGAGCAACTATCATTTGTGATTGTATCGTAGATGATGTTGCGGGCACAGTCCAAGTTATCGAGGCAAATCTTGTCGAACAGACAGTGGATTATCTCAAAAATTCCTCGAAGTATGAGGAAATCAACCAGTATATCGGATACCGTGAGGATAAAAACTACGGTACGATATTTGCTCAATGTATGATTCGCAATACATTGGGCGCGACACACGATGCTTTTGAAGAAAAAGACTTTACATACTTTGAAAAGCTGTGTGAAGTTACAGACTGGTTGTTGGTTGGAGAAATCACAAAACCGTCTGACGGAAGCGAAGCGTCGTTGCATCTTTGGTACATGGATTTGGAAAACAGAATCGCATATGGATATTCTGACCCCGGCATAAAATCCGTAGACGGATTTGACGGGCAATGGAAACGTAGTTCTTATGGTTATTACGACCAGAAAGAAATTGAATCTGAGGTTAAGCGATTTTGTAAAACCAAAACATCGACATACGGCGGCACAACGTACTATGGTACAAGTGGTTATTCGTCGCATAATTATTCAACTCCGGCGACTCCTCCGGCCAAAAGCAAGCTCAACAAAGACGACCCCGACATTTCCAAAATCGTTTAAGAGAGGGAAATGATATGGGTAAGAAGAATTTTGAAGCATATTATGGCCCCGAAAAGGAAATTTTGAGTATGAAAATGGCGGCTTTTTTACTCTTGAACGGGTGTAAGCTGAACCATACTCGGAAAGACCTCGTAAAGCCACATCGTTTCATTTACTTCTTCGCCAAAACTCCACAACTTGATATGCTTATGAGCAAATACACCGAATATCGAGACGCACTCGGTGAAATCAAGAACGATACTTTCGAGAAGTATATTCGTGGCGTTGACTTTGGCGTGGAAGAAATGGCCGCAGGAGATAAAGGAGAGCAAAAATGAAAGGTTTTAACTTCGATGGGTATAGGCTCATTGTAGAATGTCGTGAAAACGACCTCGTTGAATATCTTGGACGTCAGATTCCAAAGATTTATGGCGAAGATAATTGTACTGTAACACAGGACTATATTTTCGCAAAAGGCACAATTCCAGTTATTCTGTGTGCCCATATGGACACAGTATTCAATAAACCGCCCGAAACTGTTCTGTACGACCCAAAGCAGGAGCTTATTTGGTCACCAGAGGGTATCGGCGGAGATGATAGGAATGGTATTTATACTATTCTGAAAATCATTTCTGGACGTGAGAAAGATAAACTTCCGTCTGTGTTGTTTACGACACAGGAAGAAAAAGGCTGTATCGGCGCAAGAAGAGCGGCGAAACCTTTGAAAGCAAAGGTTGGAGAAATCAATTTCGCAATCCAAATCGATAGACAGGGTTCTACTGATGCGGTTTTCTATCAGTGTAAGAACCGTGAGTTCATCGACTATATCTGTTCGTTTGGATATAAAGAAACTCCGGGTTCTCGGACAGATATTTGCGAAATTTGTCCAGAATGGGACATTGCTGGCGTGAATTTCTCTTGTGGATATATCCATAATCACACCGAAAAAGAGATTGTAAACGTCAAAGACATGTTCCAGACAATCAACATGATTGAAAAAATTCTGGACGACGAGGGTAATAAGAAACATTTCCCTTTCGTGGTAAAATCTGCCACAAAAACAAAAGAAGAAAAGGGCGTCGGCGCAAAAAGTAACGTGTCGAAGCTCCTCACAGACGATGAAGATTTGGACTCGTTTCCCAGCGGTACGTTTCCTGATACTCCTAATACGGATGATGCTCTGCTGATTGCCATGTTTGGAGATAAAAAATAACATCGTTTTTATTTAAATACCGTAGGAACTACGGGAATTAACGCCTATGGAGATTAAGTAAGACTTAGAAATAAGCAGAGTCGATGAAGTAGGAATCCACGAAGTCTTTAGATTCGTGGTAGTTCACTTGACAAGTTCCCCGACATTATGTTATAATAATAACAGTGGATGGGGAAACACAAATTAGTGTCCGTTATATTCACATAAATTTTATTAAACAAGGAGACAAACATTTATGGCAAAAACGATTAAGACGAACGACGACATTAAGGTGGCTATGGTTCTGACTGTCAAAAACGGAGATAAGTATCTCGCCGTAGCCGACGATAACGGCCATAAGGACGTTATTAACCTTATGAACGGTAAGTCCAACGGTATTGAGGTTGGCACACATAAGATTGCGGTGTGTGGCGGCATCAATGGTAGCCGCGACGTTGTAAAGATTGAGGAGTTCGCGGCTGTTCCTACACGCAACCGTCTGTCTGAGGGCCTCAAGTACATGACTGGGCGTTGTTTCACAGAGGAACTCACGACAGTCTGGACCGCCGAAGACCCGCGTCTGACTGCCGCAAAGGCAAAGGCCGCAGAAGCTGAAAAAGCTCTGGCGGCGGCTCGCGCAGAAATCGCACGTTATAGCTAATCGAAGCTATAACCGAATCACAAGCTGGGGCGGAGATTCCGCCCCAGCTTCAATTTTTGATAATAATAAAGGGGGCGTGTACTGATGGCAGTGTACAAGAACCTGTGAGTAGCGAGAAGCTCGCCTCCCGTAAAAGCATACATAGTCGTAAGTATAAAAGCAAACAGGAAGGAATGAGAAAATTACTAAAGAGCTTCAAAACGGAAATAAATCCGACAGTAGAGCAAAAAATCAAGATTAACAAGACTATCGGCATTTGCAGATATGTCTACAACTTCTATCTCGCTCACAATAAAGAACTGTACGCCAATGGCGAAAAGTTTATGACTGGCAAGGGTTTTAGTGTATGGCTCAATAATGAGTACATTCCTAATAATCCTGAAAAAGTATGGATTAAAGAAGCGTATTCAAAAGCTGTAAAAAAGTCTATTGAAGATGGATGTACTGCATTTACAAGATTTTTTAAACATCAAAGTGCTTTTCCTAATTTCAAAAAGAAAGGTAAGTCTGATGTAAAAATGTATTTCGTAAAGAATAATCCTAAAGATTGTAGATGCGAGAGACATAGATTGAATATACCCACTTTAGGTTGGGTACGTATTAAAGAAAAAGGCTATATACCAACAACTAAAGACGGATGGAAAATCAAAAGCGGTACAGTATCCATCAAAGCGGGTAGATATTATGTGTCAGTTCTTGTAGAAATTCCCGACGCCAAGATTACTAATAATAGCAATGATGGTATAGGAATTGACATGGGTTTGAAAGACTTGGCGATTGTTTCTAATGGTAAAACTTATAAAAACATCAATAAGTCAGCAAGAGTTAAAAAATTGGAAAAGAAGTTGTGCAGAGAACAAAGATGTCTCTCACGCAAGTATGAAAATTTAAAGAAAGGAGAGTCCACTCAAAAGAATATACAAAAGCAAAAGCTCAAAGTGCAAAGACTTCATCATAAAATAGATAATATCCGTACTGATTATATCAATAAATCAATAGCCGAGATAGTGAAATCCAAGCCATCTTATATAACTATTGAGGATTTAAATGTATCAGGAATGATGAAGAACAGGCATCTTTCAAAAGCCATTGCATCACAAAAATTCTATGAATTTAGAACTAAGCTTAAAGCGAAGTGTGGTGAAAATGGTATTGAATTAAGAGTCGTAGACAGATGGTATCCATCCTCCAAAACATGTCACCGTTGTGGTGCTATTAAGAAAGATTTAAAGCTTTCAGATAGAATATACCGTTGTGATTGTGGCTATGTCGAGGATAGGGATTTTAATGCTGCTCTTAATCTAAGAGATGCTTTAACTTACGAAATTGCATAATCAACGCAAACGTGAGTATGTACTGCGGGCTATCGCAGGAATTTACGACTGTGGAGTGTACAAGAACTTGTGAGTAGCGTATTGTTTATAATCGCCAAAGCATACACAATGAAGCAGTAAGAAGTATCCGCAAGGACTTCAATTTCTCGATGTGTTTGAGTATATTTCAACACATTTTGAGTGGCAGGCGTTCTTATGAACCTCATACTGTTTAGCAGTTTCTTTGGGGATAAAAAGGTACATGATTTCATCATGGAAAAGTCGAAAAATTGTGACCCTAAAATTTGTGTAATCCCGTCATTTACAAATTTTTATGGTGTTACATCCACAGGAGAATATCGCGCTCTTGTAAAAATGGGATTTAACCACGATAACATATCAATGTTTGACGTTGGTTATCTATGGGATGAAACAAAAGTCGATTCACTGATGAACAACGATATTATCATCCTTGGTGGTGGCAATACATTCCTTTTTCAGTGGCTGTTGCGCACACATGGTATGCTTAATATATTGAATAAATTTGCGTCTAATGGTGGTATTCTTATCGGTGAAAGTGCTGGCAGTATTATGATGTCTAAAACCGTTGAAATTGCGCGGTTTGCTGACCAAGACATCGTAGGCTCTGGCAATACTGATGGAATTGGCCTTGTAGACTTTAACGTGAAGCCGCACTTTGGTTCATGGATTAAGAACCTAGGAGATTTTGTCGATTGGAGCCACATGCATGACGGAGATTTATATTGCCTGTTTGATGGTGGATATATTATCGTTGACGATGAAGAAATCACGCCATATGGTGATTATATCCGATTTAACAACGGTAAAGTAAAAGACTTTTGTCTGAGAGGGCACTATGACTACTAAGTATGGCGTAGGCCAAGTCTATGACGGGATGGTTCAAATTGAGTTTATTATGCCTAATGAAGATTGGGCAAATGAACTTTGTCTTGTACTTAATAGATTGTATTTTGGAGACGAACAATTTGCAATTTATATGGAGCAGGACAATCCACTCGAATATTTTTACAATGATGATGGGTACGCTGTGTGGCCCATCGACTGTTACGACGAAAAAGACGATACAAAAGAATCAGCCATTTCGAGCATAGTAGACGCGCTTATGGAGGATGGTTATTTTGACAAAGGATAAATATTCTTTGGGTTCAAGAGAGAAGTTCGTTGAAGCATTTAACGCCTCTAAAGACTGGCAGAAGTGTGATGCTATTGCTAATAGAGGATATATTGAAAAAGATAATGTTCTCTATTTCTATCTCAAAGGCAAAGAGCGCACAAAGATAAACTATGAAGAATATTGTATTATGTCGCATTTGACAAAACAATCATAAGTGTGATATAATATAAGTATACTAAGAGAAAGGCAGGATTGATGATATTGTATAAATGGCAGTTGCCCGGCGCATTGCGTAGTGGCATGGTTTTGACTGTAAAAACTATTGATGAACTTACGAAAGAGTTCGGCAGTTTAGAGGGAGTGCCCGGTGGTTTTACCACACACATGCGCATATATTGTGGACACAAATTTCGTGTAACACCAGAAGTAAAAGATAGAATCGTAAAGACAAACGAATTTATCTCAATTCGTCTTTTCCAAAAAGACGGGTTTTGTTTTTCGGCGGCAATGCTGAAGCCCAATAAAAAAGAGCTGTGTGAACGTGTAGAGGACACCATTGTTATTAATGGCGCTAGAGATTTTGACAAAGCAATTATTGAAGAAATGCTGTCGAAAGTTGATTTTGAAATGGCAAGGAAAATGATTGCTCATGGTACATGGGAGAATGCTTCACCAGAGGAAATCCCAGTGGACTATGTAAAAAAGATGTTGACGAATTGGGCAATCAACAAGAAATGGCTTTATCTATTAATGGGTCGTAATCTGTCAGTTAAGAAAACATTCCAAGTCAACAAAACAGAATGTGAAATGGAGGCTTTGATTGATAATTTTGTCAGTGAGTTTCCAGTATATGGTTTTCATGTAAGACAGTTTTCGACTAGGGAAATTCTTGATAACAAGATTCATAGAGTTCCCAGCCTTTACTCTAAGTATTGCGATATATGTCGAACTGGAATGAAAGTGTCGAAGTTCTTTTCACAGCTTTTGAATGACGATATGTTTGATATTGCTTTGTCTAAAATCATGCAGAACACCAAGATTGATGCTGTTATTGAAATTTCCATTGACCCAATGGACTATTTTACAATGTCAATCACAAAACACAAATGGGTGTCATGTTTTGATATTGGGAAAGGTAGTTTTTCAAACTGCGCATTTTCTATAATGCAAGATGCCTTTACAGCGATTGCGTTTAAACATAACGACAAAAAACATGATTATACGCTTAAGGTTAAAGGCGGACATTTTCAATTTCGGTGGAATAGTAAACAATGCCGTAGTGCTGTTTGTTTCGATGAATCCAGTAAGAGTATTATGGGATTTAGAGGACAGGGCAGTCCAGATAGTTCATATTATGATGCTGTCGATGCCGTAGCAAAGGAAATTATAGGTGGTACTGATGTTGAGTATACCAAAATCGACAGATATTCAAGCACTTACTATCAAAACAATTCTTGGCACTATACGCCGAAAGAGTCCAGATATGGCCATGTACACGACGATGCTCAACATATTCTTATTCCAAACGACGTTGACAGAGATACTATTGAAATCAAAATGGGAGTGCCTGAGCTTAAAAATCCTTTGAACGGGAGCGTTATACATCGAAGTTCAAAGTTGTGGTGAAAAATATGTCTTATGACGAGTTTAAATTGCTGTTAGACGATATAACGTTTAGAGAAACGCACGAGTTTGATGCGTTTCCAATTGATTCTGACGGATGTGTTTTGTATAATATTGGCGTGCATACGACTATGTTTCTTGATAGTGGCGAACTATTAGTACCTAAAATTAGGAACTGGATTGATATAAGTAACGCCGAAATAAAAGAGAATAAAGATAAAATAATTGTTGAGACTTATGATTGGATTTTTGAGTTTTATAAGGCCCGCAAGCGCCCGCCTAAAGATGGCAAAGTGAAAGGTGTTTTTTCGGGACTTGGGGACACGTCTCCTTTTACTGTTGATACATCAGTCATAACAGGAGGACTATCGTCTAGTCCATATCTAACATATATTTCTTCTTTGCGTAGCACAGGAATACTGTACCATGTTGATACAATAACCACAACTGGCACCACTTTAAACGTGCGAATAGATAGCAATGGAAGAATCATATTTGTATAGAAAGGAGAACAAAATGAGAGTATTTTTGACGTCTGATTTACACTTTGGGCACAAAAACATCATCGAATATGAGAAGCGTCCGTTTAGGAATATCGAAGATATGAACGCTGGTATCATCAAAAACTGGAACAAGGTTGTTTCAAATGATGATATGGTATTCTGCCTTGGAGATGTTTCTTTTGGCGGCGCAGAAATGACCAAAGAGTGTGTAAGTCAATTACATGGAAAGAAAATCCTTATCATGGGCAACCATGACAGAGGACGCTCTATTTCGTGGTGGATGGATAAAGGATTCGACGAAGTGTACCGTTATCCCATCATGTATAATGGATTCCTTATCCTTGGACATGAACCGCCCGATTATATGAGCGACGCTACACCATACTATTTTGCTTATGGACACGTCCATGGTAGTGAAATGTATAAGACGCTTACAAAGAGAAGCGTTTGCGTATGCGTTGAGCGTTGGGGTATGGCACCAGTAGAGTTGAGCAGAATCGAGGAGCTTTGGAAAGTCTATTACTAAAACCTCGGTTCTGCTTGACAGAACCACATAATTGTGGTATAATATAAACATGATAAGGGAGTGATTACTAAATGTTCCAAGACGGAATTTATCAAGGCACATATCTCCCGCATTTTATTTGTGACAAAACTATGGAAATGATTGGCGAAAAGAATCGTCAAATATTTCATTCTAAACACTGTTCTGAAAAAATAGTAGAAAACTATTTGGAGCATAAGAACTGTTTTAAACGCAGATATAATTTGACTGATATTGACAAAGAGCTATTGCTTTGCGGCGAAATAGTTCGAGTCGAAGTAAGAAACGGGAGAATAGATAAGGCAGTTCTTAGAGTTCCTTATGGTGATACTAAAAACCTAATCGTTGTTATAGGGTTTAATCATCCAAGATATAGATATCCATGTATTTATGTCATCACAGCATGGGTAAATATAAAACCCGAATACAGCGTATTTAGGAAAAAGGGGAGTTCTAAAGATGGGAAGAAAAGAAGTAAGGGAGTTTGAAAAATCAAAAGTTGTCCCATATCGAGAGGTTCTGCCGTATTCAGTAGCAAAAGTTGAGTTCGGTGAAAAGGGCAATTTTGTTCGTGTTATCCTTCGCGGATTCTCTAGGCAGTCAAACGGAGACTTGTGTATTCTATATTCATGGCCGACCACTCCACGCAAAATCGAAAAGATGTATTCGATTGGTGGAAGTATGGATGAAGAAGTAGAAGTCATTGGCGTTTACGCATAGAAAAACATGTGTTTTTATTTGACACATATCACGATGAAGTGATATAATATAGATACTGAGGAACACCAAATAAAACATCGTTTTTATTTGACAGCGTTGAGTTCAGTATGTTATAATAATAACACTGGAACAGGGAAGCAAATCAAAAATAAATTTCTCACCTTTTATGCTAACTTGTTTCAGTGTTTCAAACTCCATAGGATTGACGGCAACTCCACTATACACGATTGAGCATAGCGGACGGGCGAACAATAGCATCGTGAACGCGGTGGATTCTATGGAGTTTTATATGGCAGGTTCGACTAGCGGTCTAGGTCGCCGCCCTCTCAAGGCGGAAACATGTGTCCGAATCACATACCTGTCACCAATATGGCCTCTTGGACAAGGGAAAGTCGTCTATCTCTCCGATAGAAAGCGGTGGTTCGCATACCACCAGAGGTCACCATTTATGGTTGCTTGGACAAGGGAAAGTCGCCCGCTTCTCAGGCGGGAGGCGGTGGCTCGTATGCCACCAGCAATCACCATTTACCCATTACACAAAGTGCACTGTGTAAAACCCTTACCATTCACGCAAGTGGGTCGGCTGTTCGGTGTTTTCCAACTGAGCAGTAGTGGTGGGTTGAGTGAGACTGGAAAACTCACAAGAGGCTTGGTTGTTTGTTTCCGACCAGGCACAAATGTAGAAAGAAACTTGTAGCCTGGAAGTTTGGTGGTGAAGTTCCCCACGTTTTCACAGGGCGTTTGAACACAAACGGCGCAGTCGCTCTGCGCTGGCTACATGGATGCCTTTTGCCAGCGTCTAATAAACGCTGGCTTGGCATGGCCCCTTGGTCAAGTTGGTTCAAGACGTCGGCCTTTCAAGCCGGAATCGCTGGGTTCAAATCCCGCAGGGGTCACCAGTTGGGCATAATTTTTCCTCTTAATTTTCCCCTTATATTTGGGGTGGGAATACTCGCCCCATTGTGTTGGTGTAGCGCATAGGAAGCGCACTCACTATTAACGCGAGTTGACTGGGTTCGAGTCCCAGCACCGACACCATTATGTTCCTATTTTCTTGCAAAGGAGTATTAATGTGAAATACTATTTATCAGATTCAGAAGTTTCCTACAACAAAGAAAAAGTAGACGCAATGTGTACGGTATATGTGCCAACAGATTGTGATAATAATTGTTCTTTCTGTACAAGTAAGGCTTTGTACCAAAAATGTAGTATTGATTATGTAAGTGTTTTGAAGTGGATGATGAAATTCAGCCGCTCCAAACTTACAGAAATTGTCTTTACTGGCGGCGAACCAACAAAAGATATTAGTTTGTTAAGGTCTATGGTAACTCTTGTTGGAAAGAAGAATGTCTATATCAACACAGAGCTACCAAAGAAAAACTGCTCTGAATTTATTCGGTATGTAAATACCACACCGCAAATCAAAGGGATTAATATTTCTCGTCATGTTCTTGACGAAAAAAAACAAAAACCAATTTTGGCCGACGACAAACAACTTGAGGGATTTAGAGATAATCTCAACATCAGAATTAACGTCGTTATTGATGATAACTTTAATCCAGAAAGCATTTGTGAGTATGAAAGCCGATATAGTAAGCTCGGCAGAAATATCGACATCACATTCCGTGAAGATTACAACAGCGTTACTCCCGAAAATCTTCATTATTTATCTGATAACCATGGAATCATGGATTATCTAACAGCAAACTATCGCCTGCAATCTGAGGTATATTGCCATGTCTGCCACAAGTTTGAGTTTAAACGCAAAGACGGTAGAGGCTTGATACGGTATCACCGTGGACTGGCTAACACCAGAGTAAAAATTGGCAATATCGTAGAGATGCAAGAACTTGTGCTGTTCCCCGACGGCACGCTCCATACCGATTGGGATGGAACTGATGATGGGTTGGAAGAATACATGAAAATTTTACAAATTCGTTAAAAGGAGAGCAATAATTATGGTACTGAAAGAAGCATTTCACGCACAGAACGTACTTACCAAGTGGCTTACAGACGTTGAGCGTCGTATGGCTATGACCGACCTCTTTGTGAAAACCAAAGAGAAACATCTGAAATCCAAGGCATATTCAGAAGCAGAGGACGAAGAAATCGAAGTCCTGTGCGTCAAAGAGAGCTATCGTTTGCTCAAAGCTGATGGCTCTGCAGTTTCGGCGTCTGAGCTTCTTGGATTCGCGCTTCAGCTCGTGGATGAAAAATGCCGCCTTTCTGACGCAATTCGAGATGCTAAACGCACTATCCCGTTCGATTTGGACAACGCCATTAATATGGCGAACGTCAAACGTTCTCTTTCTGAGTATGTGGCCAACATCGCCTCAATCAAATCCTCTGCTACAAAGTCAGAGGGGATTGGCTATAAGATGGATAATGAGGGTAAACAAACGTCCTATCGTTATCCCATCGAATGTGTAAAAACCATTGACTTCGACCGCAACCACTTCCGCAAAATTCAGCGCACTCTTATCACGGAAGCAAATTCGACATCCAACTATGTGGACAAAGCGATGGTAACAACGGATGTAACCTACGAGTCGATTTTCGACTTCGATGGTTCTCTTTCTGATGCGGTAGAGACTTACTTTTCAACCGTTATGGGCGCTGAGAAGTAACTCCCGCCACAGGGCTAACCGCCCTGTTTAAAAGCAAATTGGGATATGAGTAAACCGGTTCAGACGCAGATGAACTATGAGGCTGCGTAAAAATTTTGCTCTTTGAGCGAAAATCTTATTAAAAGTTTGACTGATAATCAAATTGTGATGATAGTTTCGTGTTGACTTTATTAACACTTCTAGGCAAGCAAAAGTCTCAGGCATCGTTACATCACGACTTCGATTATTCATCATCGTGTTAGCTCATACTTCAACACACCCATCAGACATTTCGCCAGTTATTTTATAATGTATTTGGACTACATTTCTTAGAAGAATTTCTGGTTTTGAATAATATATTAGCGATGAACACGCAAGTGGAATTTGCGAAGTATGTTAGGATAAACAAATTGGCTGAAATTATTTCAATTTGCTTTTAGACAAGGCGGCTAGTCAAGGGTTTAGTAAAAGGGGTTCAAAGAATGAGTAAGTTAGATGGAAAATTCAATGTAGGACAAGTATACACTTATAAAGATGTATACCGTTTCTTCCCAAAAGCATATTGCGATATTTACCTTGTTCGTGGAGAATATTTTTACCATCAGAGAGTGAAAAACGATGGTTATGATGTTTATATAGGGGAACATGAATTTTGCCCGGCTAGAATAAGATATAGGGGAAACGGGTTGTTTATTTCTACAAGTTCTGGGAATGAGTTTGTGTTCTATTTGACAGACTGTTGATAATATGATATAATATAGACAATGAAAACGACGCGGTGTGAAAGTAAGGGAAACGGCTGGGTTCATACCCCATGCCTTTCGAGTTCGAGTCTCGACACCGCAACCAACCGCCATTTGCTTGCGGTAGATTTGGCCAATCTTAAAATGGCTCTAGTTTCAGAGGTCTAGCCTATTATTATTAAAATCTCTGACGGGTTATACGAGGGTTTGGGTGGGGCGCAATATTGGGAGCGCAAAGGAGCCGTAGCTTTTCCCCTGATGGCGTGTAGTATAACTTTGTGTGTTGATGTAGCTCAGTCTGGTAGAGCAGTCGAGCGATTAAACGACGGGCCGTTGGTTCAAATCCAACCATCAGCATCAACCTCTGTAAAGAGGTAAACCCCTTTCTTTCTCTTTTCTTTGTCCCAAAAATCCGCCGACTAAGGATTCTTATGCGTTACCCTCTCGCATAAGTTATGTCAAATCGGGCATGAAGTCGGCAATTATTTTGTTAAATTTTTGTAAAATCTGTCATTAATCTGTTGACAAAATGACGATTTTATGTTATAATATAAACATCAAAATTTAATATTTCTGTACTGTTACATGTCACTTAGGTATCTCCTTTATGTATCAGCTTTTCCATGATGATTGCGTACAATTTCATTACCAATGATGTATTCTTCGCTGAACTTCTTTTGTTGTGAAATTCGACAAATTTCATTCTAGGCACTCCTAAGTGACATGTAACAGTACAGAATGGAGGGAGGAATCAGTAGAATGAGAAAACTTTCGTTTATCGAAAGTCTTGCTCTGGCGTTACGCGATATTGCTGAGGCAACTGGCATGAGCGATGTACGCTATGACTGGACGATTATGGGGCGATAAGCCCCAAAATTTGGGAACTTAGCTCAGTTGGTTAGAGCGATAGTCTTATAAACTATGCCAGCGCGGGGTTCGAGTCCCTGAGTTCCCACCACCAGAATCTTTCTGGCATTGTTTGTTATTCTTTCTCCTAAAAACATAGCCACGATGTTCCATCTTCCTCCTGAGAGGGTTTTGTAGTGGCATTGAATAATAAGCTGTGCTTGCCGATGGTTGGCACTCGGTCTTGAAAACCGATATACGTCTGAAAGGACGGTGGTTCGATTCCACAGCACAGCGCCAAGTCCCCAAAACCAAGCGAACATAAAAACGATATCTTGGCTCAAACTTTCCAGTTTCTCTTTCTATTTTGGTATAAATGTTCGCAAAAATCCCCAAGTTTTTGGTCTTGGGGTATAAATGAAATATCACATATAATAAACCGAATAATTTCTGTCGGTACTACACTAAACGGGCGTGTGTGAAATCGTATAAGCACATAGTCTTATGTGTACTTGGGTTCGACTCCCAAGAAGAATGAATCCGTACCTTACGATGGTAAACCTCCATCACTTTGTTAATGGGAAATCGGTAGGTTGCGCTAAACCTTATGGTGGTAAAAAGCGTATTATATGTGTTATATATCGGGGTATAGCGCAGTTGGTAGCGCGCCTGCTTTGGGAGCAGGATGCCGGGAGTTCAAGTCTCTCTACTCCGACCACTTCCTTCTTTTATTTTCTTTTACGCAAAAAGAGTTATGGATGATAATTCCATGGCTCTTTTTGCGTATTTATACGCATTTGATTTGACACATGATATGTTTTCGTGGTATAATATATACAATGAAAGGGGATGTAATGTCTATGGAAACAAAAACATTGTATTATGCGCACACAGACAAGAAAGCATATCAGAATCTTGTAAAAGAAATTATCACTCGTGGCAAAATTGCGTCTAAGGATGAAAGAGAGTATTATTATTACTTCTTTTATGAGACTGATTTCGGTGCGTTTAGACTATTGGTTGACAAAAGCAATCGTATAGCATATACTATAACAGCTTTTGTTAATACATGGAACAACATCTTCGCTTCGGGAGTGATTTAATGAATCCTAATTTCGCAATATCCGTATTGACAGTTAAGGGACAATTTGTAATAGGTAATTCTCATGGTGAGAACGCTTTGATAGCATTGGCAAGGTTTCTTCATCGTGCTGGAATAGATGTAGATGATTTCATTGAAATCCAAATAGCAGAACGATTTGAAGATGGGAAACTTTCAAGTCGAATGTTAAGTCTCAGTTATACAGGGAAGTCTAAAACGTTTCCGACGATAGAAGAAATATTCGATAAGTGAGGGACAATATGGTACACAATGGCAAAAACGTAGAACTTGTAATTACAAGTGGTAAACTTTACGCATATGACAAGTCCAAAAAATATTCCGTTTCTTTACCGAAAGGTACACAGATTTATATGCGACAAAAATTCGATTGGCTCAAGTATTTGAAAAAATACAATGAGCTTAGAATGAGACATGATGGAGAATGGAAAATCTCTCAAATTGAGTTGATTTCTGTCGCATTGGCATGTGAAAAATATCCGTGGGGATTCAAGTTGAAAGAGAACGGATATAAAATCAAGTATAATGAAAAGGATGAAGAATATCATATCAATATGATTGTGGAGGTAATGTGATGTACGATTTCAGAAATGTCTATGGACATATAGAGATATATTATAACGGGAAATTTGTTTTCTCAGCCGATACAATTGAGGAAGCGCAAAGGGAGTTGCAAGGACTTTGATTCTGACAAAAGATTTGGCAAGCATCATCAAAATCATAATCAGTGAATATGATATTGACACATCCTATGACGACGAACCATACTATGGAGGATTTTTATACGACATCAGTTCACGCAATTTTATTATTACCGACAGAAAGATACGACATTGTAAAAGCCCAGAATTTAGTATAGATGAACTAATGGCACATCGTCTAGAATTTTTAGACCGTAAAGTAGTTACTATTAAGGGCAGAGGATGGTCATTAACCGATTATGTTGCTTTTTATCCAAGCCATAGGCAACCTCATGTGTATCAGGAAGATGGTAAGAAAAAGGGTTATTATGAGCAATGGGTTAAAAAAATAAACGAGGTGTTGATTTGAAGGTGTTGATTTGAGTGGATATAAGAATATTTTCCAGAGCAAACTTGCTGACATATTTGCTTCAACACGACATCGAAGAACCGTTTTTGATTCTATCAATAGTAACCCCTCTCGACAGAAAACCATTCTTTAAAAACCCACACGCAATTATAGTTACTGAATTCTTCTATGATGAAGAAAACGTCATGGGAATGTCAGAAGAACATGCAAAGCATTTTGCTGACGCTGTGAAATATAACAAAGATAAAGTAGAACATATATTTGTCCATTGTGATGCAGGAATTTCTCGTAGTGCGGGTGTTGCCGCCGCAACGATGAAATATCTGAACGGTGACGATTGGCCTATATGGAACAGCTATATGTATTCTCCTAACACACGCTGTTATAGGCTAATGATGAATGAGTATTTCGGTGCTTTTGACGCAGACGAAGCATATGATAAATACGTCAAAAACATGGAAATATATAAAGAAAAACTCAAGTATGATTTTGAGTAAGAAAGGTGAGCAAAAATGGAAATTTGTACAAAACTTGAAAAAGGTGACTTCGCACGGTTCGCTATTGATGGGAACTTTGCCAAAACCACATGGGGCATCGTAACCGACCATAAGAGCATCATTAATCTGATGGACGGTTCGGAGTATCCGTTGGAAGAAGTTGGAGTTGTCAAGATGTGTCCGTCCGACAAGATGGGACTTGAGTTCTCTCCAATTGAATCTTTCCAATATGTGCCCATGGCTTCAAAGGATTGACAAATATTCTAAGGGCGTATGATTTTACATACGCCTTTTTTCTTTTTGGGGTGTAATATGTTAAAAATAGGAGATTTCGTAAAAGGAACAAGAGAAGCAGATGGACGCTATTCTATCACCAATGAAAGTATGACTTTGGGGATTGTATCTTATGTATACGATTGTAGACTAGATGATGTTGAATATGTGGATATAGTCGTCATAAAACATGATAGGCTAGCGTATATTGGTAGAACGTATAAAGTAATACCATATCTTTTTGATAATGTAACCACATCATACAAACCAACCAGACGCGAACTAATGTTTCAGAAATTACTTCTGGAATATAGATGCGATGTTCCCTACGAAAACGCTTATCATAGGCCGGTAACAAACATAATCTCAAGCGGAGAAATATCCGACATCATGCTTAATATTAACAGATGTAATTTGTTAAAAAAATATAAAAAATATATATATAAAATTAGGTGATATAGTGTATATTGGACAAATCGTTTCAATAGGTGGCTATCCCCATATAATATGTGGTATACACAGTACCTCTATTAGAGTTATATATGTAGGGCCAAGCATTTATGATAGAGCAACACAAAGCTATATGCGGCATATGGCAAAAGCGGAATATGCCAACGTTGATATAGATGAAATTGACGATGGAATAAAAGAGGCATACAAGCTTATTCGGGACGCACTTCGTTGGAGACGTGATTTACCACATGCCAACATATACAATTCGTGTGTTTGCGACGCTCGTAAACTGATGGTTTTTATAAACGAATGTATAAAAAGTGGAACATACCCAGACACAAAATACAAGTCGAAGTTCCTCCCTAAAGTATGCGTATGTTATAGAAATATCTCAAAGGGTATGTACAAAGTTAAACTTCCATGTGATAAATAACCAATCCATGTTTGACACCATATAATATAATATGGTATAATATATGTATAGTAAAAGGCAACGCGGTGTTCACAACAAAATAAACATTGGAGGGTTACTAATGCGTAAAATCACAAACTACAATTCGTTCTGCCGTGATTATCTTGGCGTTTCTGAAAGCGAAGTGCCGAGTTTCATTGTGCGGAACAAAAACACCATCGACAGGCTTATTGCCCGATATGGAATCCCCCTCTCGGAGAGAATGAGCACCGCGAAAACAAAGGTCGGTGTTCCTCTTATGTATGGCACAGACGATTATGAAATCATGTTGAAGTGTGATTTTGGCAAATACGGCGGCACAGAAGATGCCAAGGTTGTTGAAAGTGTGGGGGATTTTGTTGTCTATACTTTCAGAGCAAACAACAAACCCAAAGCTGCGACACCGTCTGTTAGGACAACCTCTTTTAATGCTCCGTCACAGAGTATGTTGCCGGGTATCGAATTTAGAACATATGTTGAACCGTCGAAACCCAAAGCAAAAACTTCAGTTGTCGAGTTCGACCCATTCGACGCATGTCTTGAAATCTGAAAATTCATGGAGTAGACAGAGCCGTCAGGTTTTCTTGACGGCTCACAATCTCCAATAAATATAAAGGCGGGGAATTATGGACGTTGTATACTATGTACCCTATGAATATAGCGCAAGAATATATGGCCTAAATCAGTACAAGATATATCGCGCAAGAATCAACAAGCGTGTCAAAAGTTCTATGTTTGATATAGAATTTGTCCTATCCCTTATCTTCGACAGTGATGAAACAAATGTAGTGGCGAGCAACGATGAAGTTTTCACATCTTATAAAGAGGCCCAAGATTGGGCTAAAAATAAAAAGGAGTGCCTAAAATGAACGTAGTTATGAGTCCAAAATACGCCAAATTCAAACAGGGAGACAAAGTATACTTTGTACCTACTCCCGCTATGAAAACTATAAATCTCAAGAACTTTGAGGTTTATGCGGCGAATGTATACCAGGTTGCCGCAAAGGTTGACAATGGCGCTGTCATTGGTTTGGCATATATGCTGGAAGTGAACAGAGGATACGACACGCAGTACCTCGTAACGACTGGCGAACATATATTCAAGAACGAATATGACGCTGGACTGTATGCTATTGGCTGTGCCAATATTGCCAAACGTGACATAACTATGAAAATGTAGAGGGGTGCTTGTTATGATGGGGGTTTGGTTCGCTGTTGCTTTCGTTGTTTTTATTGTTGTGATTTCACTGATTTCACGCACTCCAAGTGTAAAAGAAGAAAAACCAAAACGTGGTGAATGGATTCCAAAACTTGCTCAAGATGCCGCAACAACAGCAAAAACATACGATGAATCAATGAAACCGACTGCTGTTAAAGTCAAAGCAAAACAAAGCGCAAGGCCAATCATCAAAGATGATACAATTCGTTCCTATATGGATAAACAATTGATTCGTTTCCCTTTCTATATTCAAGAGCGTAAGAATTTTTATCTTTTAAATAATCAAGAGGATGTCAAAACATACAGCACTCTCATGGACAAAAAGATTGCTCTGATTGACTCTATGGATGGCTGTGTTTTGTTTATCGTGAGGACGGTGTGAAAGTATGATGATAACTATTCTCAGTCTTATGGGTGTGATTACACTCATTGTATATGCTTGCCTTGTAGTAAGCTCAAGATACGACAGATATGATTAACATTATTTTAACAGCCATATTATTGGCAATCATAGCGATATTGATATGTATGATTATATCGGTTGCTATTATGTTATAATAAGGAGAATGATTATGGTTAATGTTTGGATTGGCATTCTTATTCTGGTGGTTGTCGCTATATTGCTATGTGCGATTGTAGTCGTATTCATGGCATATTATGCGTCCTACTGGACGAAAAAGCACCCAGACCTTACAAAACAAACACAAGAATATACAAAAGCCGTTGCCGATTACAATGCTATAAAAGATAAGTTCCCGGCTGTACAAGAGGAATTTGAAAATTTCAAGAAAGAGTATGCTAAACTCAAAGAAGAATATGACTTCCTAAATGTACAGTGTAAGCATTTAAAAGATTATATGGAAACCGAAGAAAAACTCAGAGCTGAAAGGGCCGCGCATGACAACTAAAGAGTTGTGGTATAACCTAAGAGATACCACAGATTACCAAAGGGCTGTTACAAGAACGATTGTACTGCCTAAATTTGGCGAATTTGACTACATCGACGCTACAATTGCTATCTATCCAGATGTAAGCGCAAAGCAAGTTTATATCACATATAGAAGCAAATCTCTATATCGCATTGCGAAAGTAACAATACTTTCGTATGACGACACAGAATGGGGTAAATTGGTTGCGCATAGTATTATGCGAACAAGAAACAGAAAGATGAATCCATCAAGAAATATTATGAAAAAGTATTTCTACAACGATGTAGTCACCGAAACCAACAAACGATTCTATGTATAATCCTATCCCCCGCATCTATTTGACGATGTGGGGGATTTGTGGTATAATATATATGTAAAAAAGGGGGCGCAACCGCTGGTTGCATTTTATATATTTTTTATGAAATTTGGTGGGCTGTATGGTAAAGAAAGTTTACGACTTTGGTAAAGAGGGAAACACAATGAGTTATATTTTGTTGTGTGACCAAATAATGGATTATCCACTTTTTGGATGGTATAGTTGTGGAAGCACAACAGTTTTCTTTCGGTATTCATACACTGAAAGAAAAATTTATCTTGACTTCGCAGAAGCGGATAGTGAAGATTTATCCGACAAAATCATAGAACTTCGTTATGATGCTGATGAATGGCCTGAGATATATGGGCTGATTCCTCAACATCCAAGAAAGTTGTCGTTCTCATACAAAACAGCATTAGAATACATTGGTATGTGGAGAGGGTAAAATTATGAATAGAACTACGATAGAGGCCGGACAGCGCGGGTTCTTAGAAGTACAAAACTATGTACATCTATCAATGATGTTTGGCGTATACAATGGAGAACTTGGTACGTTGTATTTTTATTATGACGTTTCACTTCGCAGAATCTATGTAGAGGGCTACTCTGACGATACAGCAGATTTAAATGGCTGTGCTGATTATATAACACAATTTGAATACAGCAAAAAAGAATGGCAAAAGGTTTATGAACTTATTCCAGAATATTTATCCAGCATTTGTCCATCCGATGATTTGCTCTTATTAACTTTAATGGTAGGTGACATCTAATGATTCTTGACGACTTGCGAGCAAATAAAAATATCGTTGAAAGAAAATATGGAGATATTTCTTCTTTCAACTTCTCTGCAGGTGCTTTCTTTAACAAAATATGGGATGAACAAACAGTTAAAGCTCGTGGGTTGTATATCAATACCAAAACGGGCAAAGTTGTAGCAAGAAGCTATGATAAATTCTTTAATATTGGAGAGCGCCCAGAAACGCAAATGGATGCGCTGAAAAATACAATTGAGTTTCCTGTACAGGCGTATGAGAAAGAAAATGGATTTCTTGGAATCATGGCGTATGACAAAGAGACTAAGGACTTCATTATTACTTCAAAGTCAGCAATGGATAGTGAATATGCTGGATGGTTCAAAGACATTTTCTATTCAACCACGAACGCAAAAACAAGAGAGGGAATTAAATTCTTTCTTGAACAACATAATGTTTCGGCTGTTTTCGAGGTTCTCGACCCTGTTCATAATCCGCATATTATCGACCAACCAAAACAGAAAATCGTTGTGCTTGACTTGGTTAGAAATACCATTGAAACCGAAATTATGCCATATCGAGTGACGCAATTATTCTGTTTTACCTTTGGATTACCATGTAAAAAGCTCAGAAAAACGTTGAACACATGGAAAGAATTTGAGGATTTCGTAAACGAAACGCACAATTCAATTCGACAAGTCGAGGGCTATGTATTGGTTGATTCTAACGGCTATATGCTGAAAGTAAAAACCAATTACTATCGCACTTGGAAATATCTTCGCACAATATCTGAAAGGGTGCGCACAGGCAAATACATAAAAGAGCAGGCATTATCTTCACAGATTATGAAAGATTTCTGTGAATGGTGTCGTAACAATGTAGAAGTTCTTGGAGAAGATATAACCAAACTTCGTTTGAGATTCTATGGGGATATGGGGGAGGATTACGATAGCATTTATTGATTATGTGTCACACGAATCAAAGAAAGCAAAAAGAAATACAACAGAAAGAAAGACACTAAAACCCTTGGCCAATATCTCAAAGAAAAGAGCGATTGCGAATAATGAATCTTATCCTTATCAACTTTTGTATAGGATTGTGTCTATATTCAATTATACAAGTTGGACTTAACGGATTTCTTGCTAGAAACCCAAGGGTTCATAGAATTGTTGAACCTCCATTTCTCAAAAAGATAATCAATACAATTGGCGGATATCTTATCTGCTGTATTCCAATATTTAATATTATCTGTATCTTTTCTCTTATATCGCTTCCGACATATAAAGTTGATGAATGTTACAGACAAGCAATATCAAAAAGCGATAATTGGAGTTTATTTTGATGAAAATGCTCCCCAAAGCCCTATCCGATTTGACGGTATAGGGCTTTTTGTGTTATAATATATATAGTGGGTCAGGTTACACATGATAAAACAATTTGGAGGGATGAAAAATGACATTAAAGAACATGCTAAGTGTTACATGCGGAGAAACCACGTTGAAAATCAAAGCAATCAATAGAGATTGCGATAGCGAAACAATCAACATTATGCGGTTGAAATCTGGTTTCACCGCAAATGACGCATCAAAACGCGCCGACGAATTTACAGAAACGATTCGGAAATATGGAGATTTCATTGTTTGTCGTGTAGAGGCCGTTGACGCATATACAATCAAGATTGTATGTGTGTATCCATGACAATGTAGCAAAGGGGAGCAAAGAAAATGAGAGAGTTCAAATTTCAAAACGCTGACGTTGTAAGCGTACAAAACAAAGGGTGCGCTATTGTTGTGAATAAAGGAGAGGCGTTCTCTTATCTTTATTCCATCAGAAAACCTCGCGGTGTTAGCACACACTTTATGGTAGTCCCAAACCATTATATCGGTAAGTGTACAGAGGGTGTTGCGCATGAATGGAAGAAGTATTCTGACGCACTTGTACATCTTGTTCTAAAAGTTACACCTGTAATTGACGAGGAAACGCTTGAAACTTTGGTCGATATGTTTGGCCCATATAAGCGGCTTTATTCTAAACAAAAAGAAATTGCCACATTTGAGCAGACGTTGTTTTTCTTGAATTTAATGGGAAGTAAACGATATGTAGAATCTAGGCTGTTCCAGTTTCCAAAACAATATGAAGAAATTTCTTTCGTCTATAAGTCCAACCAAAAAGGAGTGAATAAAAAATGAACAATAACCTTGCCAAACTGCTTACACTTTCGCCCGGAAAAAAATTTAGATACGGCGCACACAAGTATCTTGTTGTTGCGCCGACACGCGATATGTTGTACTTAACAGGACGTTCTTCAACGTGGTGTGCCGACCTTATCAGCGGAGAACTCTGCTATATCAATTCAAACGAAGTGGTGGTCGTAGAGGGGGTAAACGACAAGTGGTAAATATGATAGTTCTTGTGGGTATCCCCGGCTGTGGCAAATCTACGTTTGCTGATATTCTTTGTAGGAATGGTAACGTGATTAGACTTTCTTCGGATGAAATTCGCAAAGAGCTTTTCGGAGACGAATCTTTTCAGGGCGACAACAACAGAGTATTCAACACACTTTATGAACGAGCAGAGCTTTTGTTAAAGGCCAATATCAGCATTGTTATTGACGCAACAAATCTCAAAAAGAGTTTGCGGAGGTATGCTTTCGATATTTGTCCTGTGGGCGTAAGAAAGATTGCGCTTTATTATGTACCAGATGTTGAGCTTTGTAAAGAAAGAAACGCAACAAGAGAAAGAAAAGTTCCAGATAAAGTAATTGAAAGAATGGCAAGACAATTTGAAATCCCAACGACCGCCGAGGGTTTCGATGAAGTTATGTGTTTGAATGGAGATGAAATGGTATGAGCGTATACATTCTTCAAAAAGACGAAGTTGATTTCTTTGGGAACAAAACAGCTTATTATATCCACGATGATTTTAGCAATGGCGGTCATTCTGTTGTCAAGACACGATACGAAGCAGAAGCAAAGCGTTACACCTTGGATGATGCCATGACAATGGCTAGACGAATCAAAAACATGTATGGAGACACTTACCGTTGTTTAAGAGTTGATAGCTAAGGAGGGCAATATGGAACGTATGAAATTGAAAAAGTGGGCAATGGGCGGATGGCGACATGATACGCATAGGCTTGAATTTATAGGCTTTGTAATGGCGAAAGATATGGACGAAGCGTTTCATATTGCGCGTAGTCTATGGTCGGGTATCGCTTATATCTCAATGGCGCAGTTAGCCGAATAACAAAAGAAAAGAGGGATTTAAAAATGAACACAACAAAATGCCGCAAATATAAGGTTGCCAAAGAGGGAACATATGTGTTCCCAAGATATGGTTTGAAGATTTCGCTGTCTCTGAACGACGAATACGCCATAGTCGGATTTACTCGACACAAAAATGAGACTTGTTGTATCCTACAAAAAGCAAACAATCCAAAGTCAATAAAGTTTCCACTGCGTAAATGCGAGCTTGAAAAACATTTCACAGAGTGCTAATACTAAAAAGTGAGGGTGTTCATAATGAAAGCAGAGAAAATAGGGATTTATGAGCTGTACCAAAAAATAAAAGAATATAATATGGACTTTTTCCCACTTAACAATGAAGTATACTACATACGATTATTTACGAGAGAAAACTTTTTTTGTGCTGGCGGACAGGAATACTGTTTATACCTGTTTAATTGTCAGAACGAGCATGTGGCTACTATTTATTTTGGCGGAGTAGACAATGACGACAACTATCTAATGAATGTCAGACTCAACAGGTATAAATATTATTTTGTTTTTGCGTATCATACTGAGGAACAATACCGCAATAAAGGTATTATGACTGAGTTTGTTAGCTACATAACAAACTGTATTTTTATGTTTTATGATAAAGTGGCTCTGTTCATTGATACAAATAACATAAAGTCTGAAAAGGTTGCCATTAAATGTGGGTATCAGTTTATTTGTTACACCTATAATTTTGATGGACTTTTTATGAAAACAGAGAAAACGTTCAAAAATATTGAATCACCTAAATATAACTACATCGAGCTTGATTCCAAAGCTGCTCTCTCAAAAGGGAACACGCCGATGTTATACAAACATATGGAAAGCAAAAACTTTATTATATTCGACAGGAATAAAAGAGAGTATTTTAGAGACGCAATAAAGGTTCTTTCGGATTCATATGACAACTTTTATGTGTTTACAAAAGTGTTGGATGGATATGATTTACCAGAAAGTATGGGTTTCAAGAAAATACCAAGGGATAAGCTACGAAATAAAAATATGAAATACAGAGGAGCACATTGGCATTACAAACTTATTAAAAAGGAGACAAACAATGAAAAACTTTGACTGGAAACTGTTCGCCATTATCGGCGTTGTAATTTTGAGCCTGCTGATTTTGTTGCTTGGGTATATGGTTTCTGTATCCAACACTGTGGCTCGTATGGAAGAACAAATCAACGAATCCTATTCTGGGATTGAGATTCAGCAAAAGCATCGAAACGACAGCATTACACAGCTTGTGCAAGTTGTAGAAAATTTCACAAGCCACGAACAAGATGTTGTGGATTCTGTCACAAATGCCCGTGCCGCACTTCAGAATGGTGATGTAGCAGAAGCCATGAGAAGTCTGAACGTTGTAGTTGAAAATTATCCCGAAATTAAATCCGATACTGTTTATGAGAATTTGATGAATGAAATCTCAATCTGTGAAAATACAATTTCTCAGTATCGCAACAATTACAATGCGCAGGTAAAAGAATATAAAAAATATATCAAAATTTTCCCGCACAAACAGATTCTTTCTGCGCAAGGTTATGAACCGATGAACGTTGATTATCTTACTTTCGATTCTGAAGAATTGAAAGTAATTGACAATATGTTTGGTGAATAATATGAACAATATTGTTATATACGATGGCCATTTTAAGCTCACCTTGCGTGAGCTTTTGGCCAGTTTAGCCATTGTTTTCTTGATGATTACTTTCGGGTTTTTTATTCACGGAAAAATCCACGACAGTACAATGGAGACGAACGAACGCTATATGAAGTCACCAATTGTCACTTCAATGGATATGTATGATTACGTCAAAGAAACTGGCGTTGGCGATGTTTTCACAATATTTGAACTGAAAGCAGTTGAACCTCAAACAATTCCAGAACTCAATGGTGAATATTTATACATTGAGAAAATCAAAGAAAAATATACTATGCATACAAGAACAGTTACAAGCACTGACGCGAAGGGCCGCGTTTCAACCCGTGTTGAAACATATTATACTTGGGATTACAGCGGCTCAACAAAAACAAAATCAAACGATGTAGTGTTCAATGGTGACATATGTCCGTTCGACAAATTCGACAATTACGACATAGACATCGCTCGTCTGTCGGATGTTGGAAGTGAATATTTGGATAAAGAATACAGAAGAATCAGTGGACGATATGCGTATGAGAACTCCAAAGTTCGTTATTATTTCAAAGTTATTCCGGCTGAAATGAACGGTTCTGTATTTATTATTTTAAAGGATGATGAAATTCAAAATCGTTATGTGACACTTTATTCTGAAATAGAGCCAGAAGAATTGAGGGAGCGGTTGATTAATGACTCGAACTTTTCAATTTTTATATTCTGGTTTTTCTGGATTATTCTGACTGGTGGACTTGTTTTTGGATTCTATGTGCTTGATAATAAGTGGTTGGATGCCTAAAACTTGTCCATAAAAGTTGTATTTTAATTCGCCGGGAGTGAATAATTATGCATCCCAATGTGCTCTGCGGGTTCTATCAAAGTACAGACCCGAAAAGTTCGTTTACATATTGCTTTGTTATATCATATTTGATTGACGAGATTTATTACGTCCTTTATGTGAAAGGAGATACATTAGATTACATAGTTATCTATAAAGAACAAATGGACAAGTGGTATAAGCCAGTCTCTGAACGTTCCATCATTGATAATGGATATGAGAAGTTTGTAAAATTCATAACCGATGTAATGGAATATAATTATGACCTTATATTTCATTACGACGACGAGGAAGATAGTAATATTGATTACTATTACAATCAAAGGTTGATGATAGAGCTTGAGCCATTAAAGACAGTATATTTCTATCTTAAAGACGACGAATGGAGAAACTTTGAAAATTACAAAGAGCGCCTTGAACTGGCAATACGCAGGTGGAATGACGTAAAGGAACAAGATACTTTTGTAATCTATAAAACTAGAGTATTGGAGCGTGATACGCCATGCTTATAAAGCCCGGAATGTGTGTAAAGTATAATTGTTCAAAAAGATGGAAAATAGAATACGGTGTTGTTGTATCTAAAAAGATTCGTGGCGATTTTATAGTCATGGCCTGTGGATACTTATATAGCAAAATAAAAAAGGTTCCATACAAATACATGGATATTGTAAATCTCAAAGACGTTATTTCAACGGACCAAATCGAGTGTATCAACTATATTGGTATATATAACGTAGCAAACATACAGTATCTACTTCATCTCAAAGCAGACGTTCACGAATTTCACGAAAATATATTTTTGGCTCTACGGTATTTTCACGAAAGACTCAAACGTATATTCGACGAATATTACATCAAGCAGGATTGTTTTTGGGAAGATACATATAAAGGCAAAGAAAAAGAGTTCATAGAAGAAATAGCAGATGCTACCAAAATATCAGACCTCAAAGATATTTTTTACTTTGATAGCACAATAAATAGGGGTACAAATTGACGTACCACACGAATGTGTGGTATAATATATATAGTGGAAAGGGCGATAATAAAAATGGAAAGGAGGAAAGAGTGTTGTGTTGATTAATATTTTTGACGACTATCAGACTGCCCGCAACGCCTGTGTTGCTTATCAACGTTGCGGAAAACGTCACCAAGGTTTGCGCGGTGTGGAATATCGGGTATATTTCTACAACGGGAAATATCGCGTTTGGCGTGGTCGGGACTATACAGATTTTCCAAACTGTGCTTACGGCCCAGTGTTTAGTGCCAGAGTTTAAACCACTAAAATAAAAAAAGGTAGAGCGCAACGAGCTTTACCAATAACAAGGAGTGCTAATTATGATGTATTTAATTCCCACAGAGAACATGGAATCGTTCGAGAAGAAGATTGCCCGTATCCGTCGTAAAGCGGAGCGGGCTAAAGTCGATTTCTCGTACAAACGGCTTGAGCCTGTTCAAAAAGAAACGGATTTGCCCGGCATAACAGTCGAATGTGTGCCTGTAACAGTTAAATGTAAGATTCACTATGAAAACTGGATTGTTATTGCTGTGCTTGACCATCACGAAGCTGGCAACGTTATTCATTTGGTAGAGGGAGAATGGCGTCCAAGCGCCGAACTCGCACTCCCCAGCAGATTTAGAACAGCAAAATCTTTCTGTGAACATTGTAATACAATGCGTAGCAGAAACAAAACTGTTGTGATTTATAACACACAGACGAAGCAGTTCAAACAGGTCGGTACAACGTGTCTGCGCGAATATACAGGCGGTATTGATGCCGAAGCAATCGCAGCTTTTGAGGAGGCTATAAAATCACCCGAAGAATTTCTTGGAGTGAGCGGTAGCAGTAAATTCTTCATTGAAACCAAAGACTACTTGAGCGCAGTTGTTGCTACAATGTCTTTGTATGGATTTTTGAGCAAGAAGAAAGCCTCTGAAATAAACTATGAAATTGAATCATCGGGTAAAGCTGATAAAAACAAGATGGTTGAAGCGACATGTACTAAAGCGGTTCATCTTATGACATGTACCAAAATGCCGGATGAAATGTCAGATAAGTGGCATAATATCTATAAAAGCAAAGACACAGAAGCATTTGTAGAGGATGCTCTTGAATGGATTAAGTCTTATAACGAGCCGAATGACTTCATGGAAAATCTTCGTGTTATTTGTTCCGGTTCACATATCAAAGTGAGCGATGTTGGCTTTGCGGCATGTCTTATGGATTTGTACAAACGGCATCTTGAGTATGAGAAAACGCGCAAACAAAAAGAAAAAGACAACGAAATGTATCGGTATTATGGAGAAGTCGGTGAAAAGGTGACATTGAATGGCCGACTTGCGTGCGTGACTTCTTATTCTACGCAGTTTGGCGTTATGTATATCTATAAGATGATTTATAACTCTGCTATTTTCGTATGGAAAACGAGTAAATATCTTGGAATTGATGATTCCGGCGAAGAAGTCAATCTTGTTGGTACAATCAAAGAACATTCGGAGTTTCGCGGCGTTAAGCAAAACATGCTTGTACGTTGTAAGGTAGAAATCATTAAGGAGGGTGTGTAAGGTGAGAACCATAGAAGAAAACATTGACATGCGTATCCAATACTACAACAAACTGTGCGAACTTAAAGGATATAAATACGGCTATTTAGCTGTGGAATATGTGTACGGAGGGTGTAGTTTGTACTACTGCTCAAAGGCAGACATTGAAAAGCATTGCGTTGGTGGTTTGCTGGTAAATGGAACAAGACAGATGGTTTATGAAACAATCTGCGCACTTGATACGATGCTAAACTATCAGGCATAAGCGCACAATGCCCTCACACGCGCTACAATGGGCCTACAATCTATTTTGTATACTTAGTAATATAAAATCATTGCTAATATATAAAACGCATTCTATGCGTATTGTAGCGCGTGCTATAAACATAAACGGAGATGAACAAAATTGGACGAGTTCAAGGTTGGCGACATTGTAAAAACCATAAGACAAAGCTATGGTGTTAATTTCTCCGAAGCAGTTGTTGTTGGGAGACACAGGAATTATATATGCGTGATATCAAGAACACGACACGGTTATAACGATTGGTGGGTAGACCCAAAAGATATAATAAAGACCAAACAGGAACTTCTTGACGATAGAGATTTGGAACTAGCCAAAATAGTCAGCACAATATGCTACGATGAAATTTGTGTAACTGATGCCGAACCCGATGAATTTGGTGTATGGAATGAAGCTAGTATTGATGCTATATACCATGACCCTATATATGTTGGGCTTAGAAGCAAAACGGAGACTATATTCAAAGCAAAACCCGATGATGTTCTTGAGTGGTTAAAAGAAAGAAATAATACTTCTGAACGGACGTATTATTCAACTACAAAGGAGTAATAATATGAAACATAGTTCTATGTCTGATTATGATGTCGATGTGATTCCTATGGTTGAATATTTCAATAAACAAAATAAAGGAGTGATAAATAATGAATGATAATTTCAAAATCAACGGCACAGTGGTTCGTATAGAAACCAACGCCGCAACAAAAACGTTTCCTAAAATTGAATGTGGCAGTATCTTTATGGCTCTTGATGGTTGTCTGTATGTGAAAATTCAGAAGCTCGTGAGTAAAGCGCCAAGCCGCAAATGCTTCAATGCTGTTGAGCTAAGAAGTGGACTGACACACTATTTCGGAGACAATGACTATGTGTATGCGTTTGACGCATGTTCTTTCAACTATGAGATTTAAAGGGTGGGCAAAATGACTAATATTAAACTTAGTAGCAACTTTGGTAATCCTGTAACATTTTCAAGATTAAGCATAGGATGTATGTTCTTCGGAATAGACACAAACCGTCTATATATCAAGATTGAAGAATCCACAGACGAGTTCGGAAAAGAATACAATGCCATTGGAATTGGCGCGGCGTACCCAGAAGCATTTTCTCCCGAAAGTAAAGTAATCTATGTGCGAAAGGTAAGCATCAACACAAATAGTTAAGTTGCCTATTTTTATCACACAACTATAAGGGTTTTAAACGTTGAATGGTTGAGTAATATAAAACCATTACCTAACTATTTCAATGTTGTAAATCTATTGTAGATAAGGAGTTTCAAAGGCTAAATATACGCATTCTAACAAATGGAGTTGATAGATTGAAGTACAAAACAGGTGATATTGCCAAATACAAAAGGCAATTGATTTACAAAAAGGGACGTCCAGCATTTGTAGTATACAGAAACAATAGAACATACTATGTTGTTTTTATCTATGTAGAGGAACGAAACAAATGGTATACAAGCTGTTGTGAAGAAGAAGATTTGTCTGACTATACAGGAGAAGTTCCTGCTGGTGCTGAAACATTCCAGAAGTTAGCAAGCATAAGATATGACAAGAGAGAATTGACTTCAAATCGCATGACATACAATGTTTCTTTTGTTGAGGAAAACAGCGTTTATAAAATTGTTGACTTGCTTAACAATCCAAAAGATGATTACAGACACTATTTATGGTTACACAGCCGTAATTATTTCGGATATAACTACAACGTGAGTTTATACTAATTCTGTACCGCTATGCGGTACGATTCGTTGTGCGAATCACAACAGATTCTGTGTCGTTATACGGCACGAATCGTCGTGTGGAACACGACAGATACAGGTGACAACATGGAAAATCTGAAACTTGGTGACATTGTAGAATACAAAGTTGAAAACAAACCGTATATACTTGCATATCGCGGTTCTCATCTTTATTCTATTATCCAGCTTGACGTTTTAGGTAGGTTTATAGCATTTTCAGTTCCCATAGGAGCACAGATTCAGTTAATTGAGAGTTCTTCTATGCCCGTATGTGAATATAAACTGCTAAAAGAAATTGGAGATTTTCTAAAAAGAGTTAGATTTGACATTATAGATAACGAAGAACCTTACAGTAGTGTTTATCAAAATGACTTGACGAAAATCAGAGCAAGTAATATTGCTTGTATGCTAAATGCTTCAGTGAGTGTCTCACTTAGTTTTAACAAACAGAGATTCCTTGAGGAGTTATATAACTTCCTCGAAGTTGTATATATCGACAACGTTACAATTCATGTTTATATGTTGAAGAACCCGTATGTGCGTTTTTAGGTGTTCAAAGCTAGAGCTGGCCTTATGATTTTGACATTGAAACATCTCGGTAATGATTTTATATTACTCGCATGTTCAATGTTTAAAAACATGAGAAACATCGTGTTCAAAAGGGACAACTTTAGATTGCTTATAAAAAGGAGTGCTTAGAAGATGGTTAAAGAGTTTAATGAATTGATTGGGAAAACAATCATGAGAATTGAAACATCAAATGAGGTTTATTCAAACGAACTATCAGGAACCAACGATATAGTACACGAGAACAGACAAATTTGGTTCTATATGGACGACGGAAGCAAGTTTCATATGTATCACGACCAAATGTGCTGTGAGGATGTATGTGTTGAAGATGTTTGTGGTGATGTTAAATGTCTAATTGGTTCGCCTATTACACAGGCTGAAATATGCTCTGAAACAACAATGTCATATGACGATGCTGTATGTGGATTTAAGCACAGTAACCCATATTGGACTTGGACATTTTACAAGTTTGCAACAGTCAAAGGATATGTAACCATTCGGTGGTATGGAGAAAGCAATGGTTGTTATTCGTGTGAAGTTATGAGCGAATACACAGACTTAAATGATGATATTTTGTTCAAGTATGAGCTGAATCCATGGGGTGATGAAGTATGAACACTACGTTGAAACGTGGAGACATTGTAAGACGATACAATAGAAATAAGGGTATGTATCAATACGGAGTCGTTGCCGACACACTTGTCTTTTTGGAAAACAAATGTGTTACCTGTGTTATTTATAGAGAAAAATCACAAACCTTTTGCACATGGACAGATGTTGAAGAAGTATTTATGCGAATAGAACAAGAATCTTTGCCAAGCAGATTTTGCTTTTTGTCAGACATTTCAAAAATATTCGCACATGTAAGAGTTGATTATTCTGTTACAGAACATGGGGAAACAGTGTCAAGATATAACGACACTCTTTTGACTCCTCTAAAAAGTAATTGTATTTTGGAAGCACTTCGAGGCTCTTTGATGTATAACGATGATGGTTACGTCAGTTCATTTAGCAGTAAATGCTTCTTTAATTTGTTCAATCACTTCTTTGATAAAGAATACGGACAATGTAACCATGCTGTCGAACAAAGTTCGACAGACTGTGTTCCTTTCCCAGAAATTAAGTTCTATCTAGTACCATGAATGTAATCATTAGAAAGTATGGTGAATAATGTGACTAAAGAACGGTACGAATGTGGCGATATCATAAAGGATAACGAGTATAATCATTATGGAGTTATCCTTGGTAGTGAATACGTTCCCGTTTTCATAGCATCTCAGAATGAAGAGGTTGTAGAAGAATTTGTTGGATATGCTTGGTATAGACAAGATTCTGGACACTTTTATAATTTGTGTGTTCCTGCTAAATATGTTGAACATGTTAAAAACGATTTACCAGAAGATTTAAAATTCTTTTATGGATTGTCTGATATGTTGTCCCATATAAGAGTTGACTATACTGTTATTGATGATGGTGATATAAAAACTGGATATAACTTGCCGCTTATTGGAGTTTTAGAAAGTGTATGTCTTATAGATGCGATTGACAGAAGTGCTTATATAAGCAAGAATGTATTCGCTGAACACCCAGAAGTATTTTTGAATGAGTGCGAATATGCGTTTAAACTGCAATGGGAAAACTGTGAAGAAGCTGATGTTGTGTTTTATAGGGTGTGAGATTGGTTGTTTGTGTGTTGTGATGTTATTATATCATACTTTCAACTAAATGTCAATACCCCCAGGCAAATTACTATAAAAAACAAAGGAGGGCAAAAAAAATGAAAAAGTATTTGGTTGTGTACAATGGCAAGTTTATGGGTGGAAGCACAGAAGTCGAAGGAGAGCGTGAAGCTCTTTCCGCTAGGTTCAACAGTGTTTCTTGAAAAAGATGAAGCTAAGGCATATTTGAAACAAATCTTGTACTAAGCTGGTTAAATACGCGCGATTTTCCCTTGAAAATGTAAGGATTGAGTATGAGAAAATCCTACACGCAAAGAATTGTACAGAGCTTCTGGACGAAGATATTATTGAAATGTTGAAAGGAGTTGAACACAATGATTCTTAACGAGCAACTTAACGTAATCCCAAGAGATATTAACATTATCATCAACCTATTTCATAGGACGGGCGAAAGCGATGTGTACTTTATTAGGAAGTATAACAACAGAATGACAGTGGATGAGATAAGCAACATACATGACAAAATGAAAAAAGTTCAGTTGCGCTATGGCGAATATGAAGTAACAAAAGTCACGGTAGAAGATTCTAAGACAATCAAAATCATGTGTATTTATCCTTGAAAGGTGGTAAGAATGATGGATTATGCAGTGTACATGAATCTTTATACAGGAGAATTGTTTACACCAGAAGAAGCTGTTCGCATCTTCCGTGAAGAATATGATGGAGACGACGACACAAACTGCGTTGAATTTGAAGATGTTTTTGAGGGAGTGAGAAATTAATGAGGAAGTTTAATTTCCAAAACGTTGACGTTGTAAGCATTCAGGGCAAAGGTTGTGCCATCGTGGTTAATAAAGGCGAGTCTTTTTCTTACCTTTATTCTATCCGAAAAATTAAGAACAAAAATACACACCTAATATAAATTTATATATCTATACGCTTGTTAAAGATATATAAATTTATAGATATTAAATATTACAGATTAACTGATATATTAATATATAAATTTATATAACTTAGCAATTATTATATTATTATAAATAATTAGTGTATATAGTTATGCAATATTCAAGCATAACTATATACACGATAATATGAATATATTAATATAATATAATAATTGCGTAAGTAGTTATATAAATTTATATAATAGATTAATAATAAAAAATAATTATTAACTTATATATCTATACGCTTGTATATAAATTTATATATCTTAACA